GTCCAACCACTAGTAGGCCAATTTAATATCTTTTGTGGATTTGCACTACTATCATAATTCATATAAATAGAACCTTTTGGATATATTAAATCCAACAATTCGTATCTCAATCGATTTCCGTTCCCACTTACATCAAGTACTCCTGGAATATAAATTGTTTCACCAGTTGTTCCCAATACAATTTGATTATTTGTGGTAATGGTTGCATTTTGACCGATGGCAGTTGAATAACTGTAATTATTACCAGTAATACCCGCATTATAACCGACCATGGTATTATAAATACCAGTAACACCAGTGTAACCACTTTTATAACCAACTGCTACATTACCATAACCAGTTGTATTTTGAGTTAATGACAATGTTCCTACTGCTGTATTGTTACTACCGGTAGTATTATTTATTAATGCATTGTATCCAACTGCTGTATTATTTACCCCTGTATTTCCGTAAGCCAAGTATTTTGGCAATGCTCCACTTCCAAAAACGGTATTTGAAGAACCGCTAATACCTGTATTTGTAAGGTCCTTATAATTTGGTAAGTTACTATAAGAGGCAGATTGATTCCATAAATAAATATTATCATAGGTAGAACTTGATTGTGAACTATTTCCAGAAACAACGGTAATGCTTTGTCCAAAAGGAGCAATTGTTAATGCGGTATTGGTTACATTCGATGCATCAAAATTCAAAGAACTATTTTGTGTAAATGTATTCCCGAAATCAGAGGATAAATAAACATAGTATTTCGTGGTTGAATATTTGGTGATATAAGCGATATATTGACCACTGGCAGATACCGATACGGAATTATAATTGGTAGTTGTACTTGAACTAACCGTTGTGGTTAATTGTTTCCATGAAACCCCATAATTACTAGATACATAAAAATAATTACCACTTGTTCCAACGATTTGATATTGACCGGAAGCAGAAATACTTGTCGAAAGAATGGTATTATTAATAACACCGGTACTTACACTTGTCCAAGTTTTTCCAAAATCGTTGGATTGATACAAGTAAGGGCTATTTGCACCAGAACCAATCAATTGATATTGTCCAGAACCGGATACCGAACAACTACTATAATTTGCACTAGCATCATAAGGTATGGAGGAAATACCTGTCCAACTATTATTCGGTTCACCAAAGTTATTTGATAAATAAGCACCATAAGTGGCTCCTGAAGGATAAGAACTTTTATTTATAGATATTAACATATATTGACCAGAGGCAGATATACTAGATGAAGTAAAATTACATTGACCTGAAATGTCTGAAACTGCTTTATTATTACTAAAATCAACTCCATAATTGGTAGATATAAATATTCCTGGAACACTTGGGCTTGTACTTGCATTACCAGTAAATATTTGATATTTACCAGAAGTTGAAATGGCAGAAGAAGTAAAAGTCATAGGAAGAGACTCACTTCCTGTATTAAATGATACATCCCTCCAACTAACACCATAATTACTAGATTGTAATATACCATTATTATTTTTCACACCATTATCATTACCTTTGGTAACAATTTGATATTGTCCAGAAGCAGAACTCGAGACAGAGGTATAATATGGATAATAAGTACCTGGATTCGTTTCTAAAATATTTTGTACTAATGAAAAGGTATTGTTTTTATAATTGACAATATTTTGCCCAAAGTCGGCAAATACATCCATCGTTCCTGATGCGCCTGCACCAGCAGCGCCACCGGAAGAAGTAAGTGTAGCAATTGAACCAGATATATCTAATCCTAACCCACTACTGATTTTCAAAGTAGATATTTTATTACTAGAAACATCCGTACCATTTGTTACCGTAATAATTGCTATTCCAGTAGGTCCTGTCCACCCTGTCCATCCTGTCCATCCTGTACAGCCTGTGACACCAGTATAACCTGTATAACCTGTCCATCCAGTATAACCAGTTGCACCTGTGACACCAGTGACACCCTTTGGAGTTAGACTCGATTGTAAATAACTGTATCCACCTGTACCATTTAAATATTCATATTGAACTGTTACCCGGGCGTTTGTGCTTGATGCATTATCAGCATACAATCTTAAGAGTACACTATCTTTGGCTGGATTCACGGTTGTATAAGTACCTACTGCTGGAATTACATACGAGGTACTTTGAACATTCGAAGTAATTTCTTTTGTATTACTTTTAGCAAAAGGACTCTGAACATTACTTGCATCTGCAATGGATAAAGTATAGGATAGAGACACATCCCCATTACTAATATCTGAACCACAATAAATATACAATCCATAAATTCCATCTGGGATTTCGGTATTTGTTACAAGATCGGTTAGAGTTGCAAATGTACCAATTAAAGTATTTGTACTATTATTACTAACATCAGAAGTGACAGATATTCCACCAGAAAGATTGGTTGTTGTACTTAACAGTTGTGTATCTACCGAACCATTTCCTAAGGTAGGACCATCCTGGCTATAATTTAAAAATAAAACTAATCCTCCGGCATTTCCATCATTTCCTCTTGCTCCGGTAGGTCCAGTAACACCTGTGTATCCTGTATAACCAGTTCTACCTGTATAACCGGTCCAACCGGTATAACCTGTTCTACCAGTATAACCAGTGAAACCTGTATAACCAGTTCTACCTGTATAACCGGTCCAACCTGTATAACCTGTTCTACCAGTGTAACCAGTCCATCCAGTATAACCAGTTCTACCTGTGAAACCTGTATAACCTGTAAAACCTGTATAACCTGTTCTACCAGTATAACCTGTAAAACCGGTATAACCAGTTCTACCAGTATAACCAGTTGCACCAGTTGCACCTGTGACACCCTTTGGAGTTAAACTTGATTCCAGATAACTATATCCACCTGTCCCATTTAAATATTCGTATTGTACCGTTAAAGTTTTACTACTACTAGAAGAATTATTTGCATATAAACGTAAAAGTATACTATCCTTGGCTGGGTCCACCGTTGTATATTTGCCTACTGCTGAAATCACATAAGAGGTGGTTGCGTCGGTTGAGGTAATTTTTTTTGCATTACTTGTAGCAAAAGACTGAGTTTGAACATTACTTGCATCTGCAATGGTTAAAGTATAATACAAGGACACATTACTTATATCATTTGTTCCACAATAAACATACAATCCATAAATTCCATCCGGTATTTCAGTATTGGTTACAACATTGGTTTGGGTAGAAAAGTTAGTCAATAAGAAATTATTACTACTTGCGTCAATGGTATAAGTAATAGATGTTCCACCAGAATCATCCGTGGTTGTACTTAAAAGTTGTGTATTTACCGAACCATTTCCTAAGGTAGGACCATCCTGGCTATAATTTAAAAATACAACCAATCCTCCGGCATTTCCATCGTTTCCTCTTGCTCCGGTAGGTCCTGTCCATCCTGTTGCACCTGTTCTACCAGTATAACCAGTCCATCCTGTTGCACCTGTTCTACCAGTATAACCTGTCCATCCTGTATAACCTGTCCATCCTGTTGCACCTGTTCTACCAGTATAACCTGTCCATCCTGTTGCACCTGTTCTACCGGTATAACCTGTATAACCGGTAGAACCTCCTCCACCGGAAGAATTGGAAGTAATTGTTGCAGTTATATTTGAACCTGAACCACTTATATTTAAATTTAAACCACTACCTATACTCAAAGTAGAGACACTATTATTTGAAGTATCTGTTCCATTTGTTACAATAATAAATGCTTTTCCTGTAGCACCAGTTACACCTGTATAACCAGTCCATCCTGTTGCACCTGTTCTACCTGTATAACCAGTCCATCCAGTATAACCTGTTCTACCTGTATAACCAGTCCATCCTGTATAACCTGTTCTACCAGTATAACCAGTATAACCTCCTCCACCTGAAGAATTGGAAGTAATTGTTGCAGTTATATTTGAACCTGAACCACTTATATTTAAATTTAAACCAGTGCCTATACTCAAAGTAGACACACTATTATTTGAAGTATCTGTTCCATTTGTTACATTAATAAATGCTTTTCCTGTAGCACCGGTTACACCTGTACAACCTGTCCATCCTGTAGCACCAGTTGCACCTGTTACACCCTTTGGGGTTAAACTTGATTCCAGATAACTATAACCTCCAGTCCCATTTAAATATTCATATTGTACTGTTATATTTGCACTAGTATCACTAGAAGAATTATTTGCATATAAACGTAAAAGTATACTATCCTTGGCTGGGTCCACCGTTGTATATTTGCCTACTGCTGAAATCACATAAGAGGTGGTTGCGTCGGTTGAGATAATTTTTTTTGCATTACTTGTAGCAAAAGACTGAGTTTGAACATTACTTGCATCTGCAATGGTTAAAGTATAATACAAGGATACATTACTTATATCATTTGTTCCACAATAAACATACAATCCATAAATTCCATCTGGGATTTCGGTATTGGTTACAACATTGGTTTGGGTAGCAAAGTTAGTCAATAAGATATTGTTACTACTTGGGTCAATGGTATAAGTAATAGACGTTCCACCAGAATCATCCGTGGTTGTACTTAAAAGTTGTGTATTTACCGAACCATTTCCTAAGGTAGGCCCATCCTGGCTATAATTTAAAAATACAACCAATCCTCCGGCATTTCCATCATTACCTCTTGCTCCGGTAGGACCAGTAACACCAGTATAACCAGTAAATCCTGTACCTCCTGGACCAGTAGGTCCTGTATAACCAGTTGTTCCCGTAGGGCCAGTAGAACCACTTGAACCAGAAATAGTACTACCATTTACGGTAAGGTCGCCTAATATATTTAAATTTCCTGGAATAAGAACATTCTCATTGGATGTACCTAAAACAATTTGATGGTCATCATCAATGGTCGCATGATACCCAATTGCGGTTGAAAAATTATAAATATTTGTATCACCAGACATTTGTCCTGAATTATCTCCTAAATAAGTATTAAAAGACCCACTCATATCATAGTAACCAGCACTATTTCCTAAAGCGGAATTATGATTGCCTTTATTATTAAACAAAGATAGATTACCAACCCCGGTATTTTCACTACCGTTTACATTTTTAAAAAGGGCTTGAGTCCCTACAGCGGTATTATTATGACCAGTTACATTCAATTGCAATGAAGAAGAACCAACTGCTACATTACTATTTGCTTGATTATTTAATAAACTAGCAGTACCTAAAGCAGTATTATAATTTCCAGAAACATTGTAAAGTAAACTATTGGTTCCAGCAGACACATTACTAAAACCATCTTGATTACTTGTTTGAGAGAAAGCACCTAAAGCAGTATTTACATTTCCAGTAGTATTTTGATAAGAAGAAGCATACCCAACGGCAGTATTTTGTATTCCAGTTGTATTATTTTTCAAGGAACCATCTCCATAATTTGTATTTTGTGACATTTATAATAATTATTATTATAATAATTATTATTTTTTCTTAATTTTATTTTAATTATTTTACTCCCCTTGCATATTCACCCGTTTGCATATTGCATATTCACCCGTTTGCATATTCACCCCATTGCATATTCACCCGTTTGCATATTCACCCCATTGCATATTCACCCATTTGCATATTCACCCGTTTGCATATTCACCCGTTTGCATATTCACCCCTTTTTCAATATGTATGATTGAAAAAAATAACACTAATTACACATTCGGTCACGTTGAAAAATACCATCATTCAAATATGAAAACCCTTTCAATCCATCCAAATTACCTCTTATATTACCAAACCCTCCATAATCATAAGTTGTTCCAAATCCAAAAGCATTATAACCAAAGTATTTTGGATTCATTCTTTTTTCTGACCAAAAAAGGAGGATTTGATTCACTAGTAAATAAAGAAAAAATACAATTAGTAAACAAATAAAATATTTATATAAAATTTGAGAGACCATTTACAAAAATGATTGATATATATAATCCTTTATTTTCTTTTTTCTCTCTTTCTTTTTCTTTTTCTTAGAAAAAACTATAATATCTGTTATATTATATAGAATAAAAATGTCAAGTGCTTTTTATCCATTAGGTATGAAATCATATAATAATCATGTTCCTCAAGGAGGATATAAAACATGGAAAGGAACCGGTGTTTTTAGTAATCCAGTTGGTATTTCAGCCGGTCATATTCGTCCTTTAACAAATAAAGACCCTGGAAACGTTTTTCCAACCGGATTTGGATTACCTAGACCAATCAAACATTTTAGAAAAGGTCGAGTGATTGCTGTCCCCCCCATTCCGATTCAAGACGAAAATAATTTGGCACAGAAATTCGAAACTTCTCTCATTGATTATAATCTAAATCGAAACGTGAAGTCTTCATATGGTACTTCTTTGGGAGGTGGCGCAGGAGGTCGAGGTCTTTTAAATCAAGTAATGGATACTCCAGGAAGTTATCTTGTCAAGCAAAATAATCCTGGAGAAATATCCAACATTGTAAATCTTACCAAGGACTGTCAAACATGTCAAGGAGTAGGTTTAGTTGTAAATTATTATCCAAATAATACTTATTTAACCGAAAATCCTGAAAGAGTTACTACCAGTCCCACTTTTTGTTGTAATGAAGAGAGAAAAGCAAGAAGACGCGCCTTACCTGCAAATACCAAACTCCCTAAAAATTACTATACGACTCATTTTCAATATTTACAAAATCGTTGTCAAACTTATGAACAACGAGCATTCAATTTCCAATCAAATTATCCAGTAGAATTAATTGCAGAAAATACAAATAACCCCGCTATTACCGCCGCCGCATTAAAAGCATCAAAACCAGGAGATCCACTTTCTTATTTAAATACTTATTTTGCCAATTGTCAACCAAACGGTGAAATTCGCGAGGCTTCGGAACTTAATATTATTGATAAAGTGGTTGAAATCTTAAAGAGCGAAAATATTCTTTCTCCAGAACAAATTGCCACGCTAAAATCACTGATTTATGTTTCCATCAAAACATTGGAAGAATTTTATCAGTATTTGAATGATTTACCAAACCCTGCCAAAGACCTGGCGTTGGCCGCTTTTGTCGCTTTTATTCGTAATCCTTATATAGGAATCCCACTCAGTGGTCCATCAAATCCTTTAGGATGTAAATTAGTCGTTTATAAACCGAATAATCCACAATTTGCTCAACAAGGAGCAGTTCAAAGTAGTACACGAATATTGAAACTCAATGTCGACACGATCAATTGTAATTTACAAAGTTTTAATGAACCAGCGAGTTGTAATATTACCACTCCCTTTATTTTGAAAAGTAAATCCGCCCCTTGTCGACCACAATATTTCACCAAGAATGGAAATCCAAAAACTTGTTTCAAAAACGCAGACGATTATTCCGCCAAGTATCTTCCAGGAAATGTATATCGTGGACGTTATTTTGCAACCGCTCCTGGTGGATTACCGCGATAAATAAGTTAAAATATACCGATATCTATCGAGTTATAAGGAATCTTAAATTTTTCACACCATTTTATCGATTTATAAATATGCATTTTAATTAATTGATTCATTTTGTCCTTATTTTTATTTTTGAAAAAAAGAATCATTTGATGAATGGCATCTAATTGTTGTTGTCCAAGAATAATATTAATATCATTTATTTTTGAAACAAAATAACAAGGCAAAGAAGAATCGATGATGGAAGAAATATAAATAGGCATTTTCATGTTTTTTTCTTGATGAACCTTGAATTTTTCCAAATAATAGATGAATTTTTCACAATAGGATGGTTTAGAGAAGGAATCTTCGATAAAATTCTTACAAATGAGATATTTATGAAAAGTCGCCATATTATTAACGGTCGGTTTCATGATGTATGTTTTTTGATAAAGGGAGGATATGAAATAAATAATATCCAAGACAGGTTTCAAGAAAATAGTATTGATTTTAATAATACAAAATCCGCCTTGTTTTTGTGTTTTTAAAAGAAGTATTACAATTTGAATCAGTCCAATGATATAATCATTATCATTTTGATATTTTTCTTTATTTAATTCATAAAAAATAAAATCAAAATTTTTTTCTGTTTCTTTCGAAGAAGAAGAAGCAAAAGAAAAAGAATCAAAGGATGAATAATAACTGATTTCATCATTCAGATGTTCTCTTACTAATTGTATACATTGATTGATAGAATCTGTATTTGGACTAATATTTAAAATAGAAATGTTTTTTTTATGAAAATTTTCAAATAAATAAATGGTTTTGATAATTTCATAAAAATCATAAAAATTTTCTTTTTGACCTTTTACACAATTGCAGATTTTACATCGATGAACATTTGAAATGGAAGAATCCTCCCTAGGAGGATTGTCTTTCAACTGATTTGTCGGTAACGGTTGCCCTTTCACATCTTGTCTCCCATTATAAATGTTCAAGGATGTAAGTGTGCAATCCGGATCACCTTTCTCAGGCTCCCTACGGGATGTCAACGAATTGGGCTCCTTGCAAAGGTGTAATTTACTTACTGAAAAATTTGAATTGGGTATTTTTTTAAAAAGATATTCATAGGGATGAAATATTCTTGATATTGATTCTATCTTTGAACCATTACTAACGTAGTTATAGTTGTAGGTTTCGAATAATTTTTCATAATCATTCATAGATTCATTTATTGGTAACAGTTGCCCTTCCATATTTTGTGGGACGCCCTCCCGAAGGGAAGGCGTCCCATTATAAATATTCAAGGGTGTAAAGAGGGATTCCTTTTTTTGTCGAAAAAAAAGGTCAATTAATTGGTCCGTTATTTTTTGATAGGAAGAAAAAAGACTAGGAGAAATACAAGGTTCTAATCTTTCATTTTGTATATTCATTTGTATTAAAAAAGAATGATTCGTTTTTGGTAATAAGTAATAAGTCATCTGAAATAGATATTTATGATAGAATTTAAATTTTATATATAATTATATCATAATTTTTAAGTGTTTTGTACTTGAATTATTATTGTCTTTATACCTAGACACCTAGACTCCTAGGTTTACAAGTAAATAAATATATTTCATTTATGTAGTGCTTGAAGACGCTTCTAGTAAAATAATCTTCTTATTGATTTTTTTGATTTTTTTCTCTCCAGGTTCTTTTTCCTTCTTTTCTTTGACTACTTTCTCTTTCTTTTCTTTGACTACTTTCTCCTTCTTTTCTTTCACCACTTTCTCCTTGTTCAACTCTTTTTTTGTTTCTACATTCGAAACATTGGAATCATAATCTTCTACCTCAATTTGCACTTTTTCAGAATTAATATTTCTTACTTTTTTATAGATAAAATACCGATTTAAAAACGAAATCTTCTTTTCATTCGCGTTCATTGTATAAGCCTCCCCGTAATCTTTCTTCTTATAAGGATTTTTCTTACATTCATTTTCCATTTCATTATACAATTCACTAAACATTCCACTCCCTTCTTGAAATCCCAGCGTTTGTGCTTCCATACGGTCCACTAATTTGAAACCATAATCTTCCATTAAACGATTCATATAATCAAAATTCACCAAATATTCGGGCATAAATTGATTAATTGTTTCCTGGTACACATCGATTTGATATCCAATCGAACTCGAATTATCTTTGAATTCGGTCGCTTTATATCCTTTACGAATTTCCCAGATTTTCTTATCATCTTCTACGATTTGAACACTTTCTCCCGGCGCTTTTTTCTTTAATAATTGAAAGATGGTTTCTCCATCATAACATGTGCCGATAAAATACCCGTCCAATTTGGTACATTCTGCCAAATTACGCAGAAATCCCGTTAAAGTCTCCGGATTCTCCCATAAATAATGAATCGCGAATTGACACGATGAGACATTGAACCCTTCTTGACCTTTTCCATATTGTCTTACGACACCCTTTCCTAATTTATCTTCGTCTTTGGTTCCCTTTCCAAAAACCGCATTGGTGATTTGTATCGCTTTATCATTTAGCATTGCCGCACCATTACGAATATTGAACGCCGAATTCCCATTGACAAAAAGCGCATAAGGCATATTCTTATTTTTTTTTCGATAATTCAAGAAACGAGCGCATGCTCCATCTAAACGATTCTCCAAATTATCTTTGGAAATATCAATCCCAAACACGAAAGATAAATGCGCGGCAATCCATTTCGGGAAATCGCCGCCTTTCCCACACGCATAATCGACCAAGGTATCACCGCGTTTCGAAACGCCCAAGATCAATTTGCGTTTTACATATAAATTATGAAAATCGCGTAGCCCCTCTGTTTTCGATAAAGCGCGACTTCCCGATACGCGATTGTAATAAATATCTTCATTGACCGATAAATCTGGAATGTTGGACCCAGAACAAATCATTTCTTCCGTAATCGGATTATGAATCGACTGCCAATTACTATTAGCAACATGATACGCATTGCCAAAATTACTTAATCCTTGACGATATTCCGCCGTTTTATCATAACGAACACGAAGGGGTACCCATCGCCAACCTTTTTCCAAATCAAGATTGTAACTGAATTCAACAATGGTATCTGTTTGAAATACGTCGCCTTCTTCGGTAAACATTTGTTTCACATTATTATCGTCATTACGAAGCATCATATGCGCAATTCCTGCCTCAGGATCATATGGATTGGTCGGATAGAATTGCACCGGTTTTGCTTCCTTGGTATTTTTTTCTTCCGTATTATCGAATTCTGGAAGTCGGTCCTCCAATACATCTTGACAAGGATTCAAGTATCCATGCATTTTTTCAATAAACGTACATCGGAGTTGAATCGTTTTGTATTCATTTAATTGAACCGATTGCATTGTATTGGTTCCGTCTTCAAAAATGGGGGTAACTACATCTTCGCCGTTCACCGTTTTCACCGTCGTAACCAAGAAATCAATCGTATTGTATTGCGGCGGTTTCCATTTGAAGGACCATTCCCAGGTGATTTTACTAAGAGGTCCCGTTTTCAAATTCTTTCCTGATTCTGATTCTTCATTGGCACCGACGCCTAAAAAGGCGGGTGTAAAAATGAGTCCATCCGTATTGTATTCGAACAAGTCAGCATTGGATTTCGATAAGATTTGCCTGCAGGCTTCAAAGATACCATCGTTTTCTGGATTCAATGGATAGAATTGTTTGCATTCAATCCGAATCGGCGATAAGATTTCATTGTCTTTTTTATATTTTGATGCAATGGTTGCAGAAGATTTATTATTATTATTACTCTCGGTTTTACTCATGATGGAAACTGCGGACAAGCCCTTTACACAATTTTTCAAAAGTTGATATCTCGATTCCGTTGTTTTTTCTTTCTTTAAAATAAAAGGAAATCCACGGACATCTTTTTTATGCAAATAATAAATATCAAAAGCGGCATACAAATTAATGAAAACACCTGCTTTGTCTCGCATAATTAATTCACCATCAATTAATGTCTCAAATAATTCAATGTTGGTCGTTTTTGCTCCCGTGAAAATAACGTTCATATTCGTATTGATTAAATAGATTTTTCCTGTTCCAGCGATAAACAAAAGATGCCGTTCACCGTCCGCCTTTTCAGTAACGGTATATCCGGCACGAATATTCGGTACCTTTGAATTTTCATCGATGGGAGCGACATTTTGCATTTGAAGGGTATAAGAAGAAGGGCCGATAAAATTACTATTGTAAACGGGTTTATTTGCATCGTATTTATCCTTATAAATCATTTGCATATATTGTTGCATCGTCTCTTTTTGTTCTACATATGAAACCGGATAATTGGTTCCTTGAAGACCGCCCAAAACATACTTGATACATTTCTTTAATGCTTCCACCACCGATTTCGCATCTTTGTAATTGGTTCCTGGTCCGATCAAAGAATTATCGATTTCCAATTCGATTTCATACGTTTCTGGGTTGGTAAAAACACCGGATTCTTCCGTTGTATACGCTAATTTATAGTCACGACCCGCTTTCGAGGACGTTTTTACAATACTGATGTCTACATTGACTGGATAATCGGCGTGTTTGAAAGTGACTCGATTGATATAACGAAATGTTTTCTTGGAATTGTTCCAGGTTTCAATAATGCCGCGATTGACCCCGACCAAACCATAGGTTTCTTCTTCCGTTTGATAGGAAACACGAAAATTAAAATCGTTAAAGTAAACTGGTTTGACTGGAATACGAACGTCTTTTCCGTCTTTGGGAGAGAGAAAGGCGGGTTCTTTTTTGGTAAATTTTACGGAATGCGATGCTTTCTTAATGATTTCGCTTACATTATTGGTACGACAATATTCTTGGATCAGATGATAACCATTGATTTCCGTACGAATGTTGGATATTTTGAAACGTCCTGTGCGTCGGTCTAAAAATTCATTTTGGATACGTAGACTATAATCGCCATTTTCATTGGTACTCGTAAAACCAAGTGATTTCATCTTTTTAATCACATTGTCGTAGTCGTTTTTAGAGAGGGGTTTTAATCCGGTGATTCTTCGGTCACCGGTACCAAAACGGACTTCCAATTCATTCTTTTTTTGAATGTTTTTGATATTCACCGTGGATTGATAATAGAGTTGAATCAATTTATCCAAATAAAGAGCATTTTCTTTTTCTTTTTTCGCCTTTTCTTCTTTGGAATATGTAGTAGGATGTTCTTTTTTCTCATTCAATTCGATGTCATCGTTTAAATCCAAATCCTCTTCTAAATCAACCATGTCTTCTTTTTCTGTATTCATGATAATAATTCTTAATATATTATAATGATAAAACTTATTTTTATCTTATTTTCTATCTTTTAAATATAAAAATCAATTTTATAGTAGGGGGACATACGTCCCCCCTTACCTACGGGAGACCACCTCCTTGCTGTTTTTGATTGTTGTATGGACGCGCGACGAGTATTTACAAAGAAAAGGACAATGATATTATGCTTCGCGAAATATCATTGTAGAGATGGTTGTAGAGCCCGCGCCGAGTTAATTAAATAAAATACTATTAAAAACAGCAAGGAGGGGGTCATAGGGGGGACGTATGTCCCCCTATTAACTGGACAATCGCTTCATAAAGCGCCTGTTTTGATTTATTTTTTATTTTGGCCGTTTTCTCATCATGATAACTCGTTTCTAGTCCCAACTTCATTGAAAAATCAATTAAATCAGCAACTTTGTAAGCAGTAATAGCCTTGACTGGTTTTTCAATATTTTCGATTTTATAAAGAGTTGTTCGAACTTTTTCTAATAACAAAGGGTCGGTTCCTTGATACACATATTTGGTCATTTTGTTTGGTTGATCTACGCGTTTGATTAAATGAACAGGTTCTCCTTCGTTCTCATTCATTTCAAAATACGTTTTTTTGGAAACATACAAAACATTCAACTTTTCCAAATGACAAAGCGATAAAAAAGTGCGAATATCAATCACTTGTTCATTGACTAAATCATTTTCAATATGAGTCATCGATGGAAATTTAATAGATTGTTTTTTAAAGATTGCTTTTTCATTTCGTAAGACATCTACATAATCGATTTTTATTTTTTTCTCTTTGACCAATGTAATTTTCTCATTATTTAATAATTCATAACTGGTTTCTCCATTTTTGATTACGTAAAAACACCAAAAAAGTCCATCTTTTTGTCTGGGTGAAAAGAAATCTTCTTTCTCTTTTTCTTTTTCTTTTATAATTGGAAATTCTTTCTTTTCCTTTTTCTCATTCAGTTTGTCAATACGTAAAGAGGTAAACATATAATATTCTAAATCGTTTAAAATATTATCTATATCAGGATTTTGTTGTATTTTTTCTTTTTCTTCTTTTTCTTCTTTTTCTTCTTCTTCTTCTTCTTCTTTTTCTGTATTGATCTTATTCAAAGGTAAAGATTTAGTGTTCATTACCATACTCATTATTTTGGATATACTCATTTTTTAGGAACTAGAAATGGATTCTACTAAATTATTATCTTCGTTGTCTTTATTATCTTTTGCAAAATATATATTTTTAAAATCCTCCTTTTGTTTTTCCACTGCACCCAATGCAATTTCCTGTGTATTTACATAATGAATATATAAGTTCAATTCATCTACTACTTTTTTAGATAATTCAGTTAAATTAATATGGACTCCATATTTATTTTCATTCAAAACGACTTCTTGATTTTTGTTCAAGATTCTTAATATTTCAATTTGATTGAATTTATTCATATTTTCAATGGAATCGCGAATGTAATTTAATTCGCTTACACTATATTCATTCAATTCATTTAAACAAACGGAAACAATGGAATTTAAAGGACTTATCGTATTTGTATTTATCGTTGTCATTTTTCTTTGTTTTGTTTTTTCTTTTATTTTATAAAAAAAATAGTAAATTATATTTAAGTCTTTTTAAGGGAACCTCTATAGAACCGTAGGTTCTATGAGGGTTCCCTCCCTACGGGTGATCCCTCCTTCCCTTCAAAAAAAAATCCAGGTTTTTGGCGCGCGAGTTTCTACAAAGAAAAAAGACAATCATATTCTGCGTAGCATAATATGATTGTAGAAATGGTTGTAGAGCCCGCGCCGAGTTATCTAAAATTTACCAAATTAAAAAGCAAGGAGGGGGTCGTAGGGGGGACTTCCGTCCCCCTACTTTGTAGAAATTGTTGTACAGCCCGCGCCGAGTTATCTAAAATTTACCAAATTAAAAAGCAAGGAGGGGGTATCCCTCCCTCCCTCCCTACGGGACGGATGGACGGAAGGGGGGACACCCGTAGGGTGTCCCCCTACTAAAAGTGTCTAGCGAATTAACTCTCCAATAATCGAAATATATTTATCATTTAATTCAAAACGCTGACCAATAACCCTGACATCTATTTTATCCCCTTCTTTCACTTTGGAAAATGATTCATCATTATAATGGTGATCACGAGCAATAAAAACCACAATGGGAGAAGGCGTATCAAACGCACTTTCTGCACGAATTCCTGCCTTGGTAATATTTTTCGCAAGACAAGAAATCAGCATTCCTTCGACTGGAAAACAAACATCACATTCAAAAACTACTTCAAAGGAGATTTGATTTCCTCGTACAATCAATCCACTTGAATACGTAATGATTTTCGATGACCCCGGTTTAATAAATCCTTCCACCACACATTTACCTTCAAATTGAACAGCAATATTTCGTTCAATGGTTTCACGTATGTTTTTTCCTACCGCAGTAATAGGTAAAAGAATACTTCGAGTCAATAAATTACGCGAATAAATTGTAAAGGATTTTATTTCTCTCTTTTGTGCCATGGTTGCCATTATTATATAATAAGAATATCTTTATGTTTTTATTCTTATTATAGAATCAATTTTCCTGCCACTTTTGGAAAAGTGGCGCAAAACCCCTGGTTAAAATTTTGCAAGAAAACCCTTTACAAATTCACAATCGATTTTTGCAAGAAAACCCTTTACAAATTCACAATCGATTTTTGCTCCACTTTTTTTTAAAAAGTGGATTTGCGCCACTTTTTTCCAAAAAGTTTCGTTTCTATTCAATCAAGACCATATGAGAATGTTCTTTCAAATAACGCTTCGAACAAGTCTCTACTAAAAGTCCGTTGGCATAAATGCCATAATTTCCAGTATAATGTTCATTTTCTAAAGCGATATGATAGATGGTATAATCCCCAGGAATTTCATAAACCGATGCTTTTTCATCCACACAAGCAGGAAGACGGTATTTGTCATCAGTAAGATAAATATCACCAAGTACTTTTGCGGTTTTTGCTCTTTCTTCATCAGAAACGAACTCATCGATTAAAATGGAATGGCAACCTGTGATGATAAGAGGCTCAAAGATTTCTTCAAATGTATCATTAGAATATTGATAAAGTTGGTTCTTGATACGTTCTTCTAATGCATCGTGATGCATATCACGTTTACCAATCATATCAATGGGTAAAAATCCATGATTGAGTGTTTTCACAAGATCGCCTTTTCTTAAATCCTGAACCAATTTATAACCTTGGTCGGTTAAGATTTTACTATCTTTTTTGAAACAAGGTAATGGTGGTGGTGGTGGTGGTGGTTCTAAATAAAATTGACTGATTATGCCTGCATTACCATTATGTACATATATATAATAAGGATTATACGCAATTCCTCGCCAGTAATAAGATGATTGTGGGTCTGGTGATGTTTTCCAAACAGATACTGTCGGAGAATTACTCGTTAATATTTGATAAATGATACCATTATTATTTGATACATATACATAATTATCTTGCAATACTAATCCAAGTGAAATTACACTAGGTAATGTTGCCCAATTTAAAATAAGTGATGATTGTCCAATACTTGTACTTGCTCTTGCAACATCATATATATTATTAGCTATATATAAATATCCTCCGCCAACTGCTAAACCAAAATTAAGACCATCTGCAAATCCAGTTAAAAAATTATTATCAACCTGAGTTGGGTCGTTTATTAATATTCTACTAATAAAAGTTGAACCGGCTACATACAAATAAGTACCATCACTTACTATTGCACCATTACTAATATTAGTAACTGTTGCCCAATTTGAATTAAATATACTTGGATCAGCAATTGATATTTCAATAATAGTATTACCATTCGTTGTTACATATAAATTTCCATTATTTTCAACACATCCAAAACAACTACTTAAAGTTACAAGTGGTGCCCAATTCCCAGTGATAATAGTACCACTTGAATCTGTTTGAATGATTTCATTACCAGTTGGAAAATATAAATTATTATTATAAAATGTAAAAAAACTAATAGTACCCCCGCCAGGATACCCAGTTGACCAAGTAGGATTATCGCTCATATTATATTATATCAAAATATTATAAATATATAAATATATAATATTTTTCTTCACTTCGTTATACACGTTCGCACATTTCAAGTGCGTGGTAACTGTTTCCTTTGCCACTCTCCCTTCCCTTCGGGAGGGATGCCCATAAAGTGGGCGTTTTGAATGTGCAAAGGTGTAAAAATTGGTTAAATGGAAATATTATTCCAAAATCTCCATTTCGGAAAATTCTTTTAAATAACGCTTGGAACAAGTCTCTACTAAAAGTCCGTTGGCATAAATGCCATAATTTCCAGTATAATGTTCATTTTCTAAAGCGATATGATAGATGGTATAATCCCCAGGAATTTCATAAACCGATGCTTTTTCATCCACACAAGCAGGAAGACGGTACTTTTTATCAGTGACATAGATTTTACCAAGTACTTCCGTGGTTTTTTCTCTTTGTTCTTCGGTTAATAAGTCTAGTAAAATGGAATGGCAACCAGTGATGACAAGAGGTTCAAAGATTTCTGGATATTCACTTTGGGAATATTGATAAAGTTGGTCCTTGATGCGTTCTTCTAATGCATCGTGATGCATCTCTCGTTTACCAATCATAACAACCGGTAAATAATCGTTTCTCAAGGTTTTCACCAAATCTCCCTTTCGTAAATCTTCTACCAATTTGTAACCTTGATCAGTTAGAATTTTGGTTCCTTCTTTGAAACAAGGTAATGGAGGTAGTTTTCCTTTAAAAATTTGTTGTGAATCACCACCTATATATAAATAATTTAATCTTGAAGTCAATCCAAAAAGGTAAGCATATTGATTAACTGCAACCATATAATTACTGTCATAATCGGTTGGTTCAGATGTTGATATTCTAATAATATTATGACTAGTATAATTTGATATATATAAATAACCATTAAAGTAAGCCATTCCTGTTGGACCTAATATTCCTTGAGCAGTTGTTGCCCAAACTATTGAGGTTGGAGTAAAAGTTAATGTCAATTGTAATAGTGTATTATTTTGTCCAGATGCTACATACAAATAATCACCAATTGTAATCATAACACTTGATACAACGGTATTAGCATAGAATAGTATTTTTGGAACTGTATAATTATTTAATGGTACTATATAAATTGGTTCAAGTTCACCTAAAAAAAAATATTCAATATTATTTATTTTACCTATTGTGAATGAAGTAATCGAACCCGAACTTATAATAAGATTAGGAGTTCCAGGTGAACCATCACCATTGATTTTTACTTTATAAATACCACTAGCATTTAATACATATAAATAATCCTTGTAAGCAAAACAACTAGTAGGGCTAGATAATGATAACCAAGAAATTGTTGTACCCGTTAAATCTGTTTGAAGTATAGAATTTGCATTTGTGGAAGCACTATATAAGTTATTGCCATAAGATGAAAGACTATAAATATTACCAGGACAATTAGAGAAAAGAATTGCAACTTTGGGTGTAGCCATTTTATATTATACAAATATATTATAAAATAGAATATTTTTAAAGAAATAACTAAACGATTTGTCCCTGATTCCTCATTAAAAACTCCAATAAAATACATAAATCCTCTTTTTGATAGACATCCTTGGTATTTTCAACCGTAAATCGTTCTTCGTCCAAAATAAAATTCAACGTATCAATCGTTTTTGATTTTTTGGCTTGGTCGCATCTGGCGCCTAAATCCCGCTTCGCGCTTAAATCCCGTGTTTTAAAAACCAAGGACTGGTTCTTTTTCTCATACCCGATGAAACCAATGAACTTCTTTTTGTTTTCAAACGTAGGATGTAATTTTGCCTTTCCTTCCGCAGAATTTTCCAAGTCACGTAAATCTTCCGGTTCGGCCGGGGTCCATTGATTTGTTTTTGTATTCAACACAAAAACCGCTGCACCTTTTACATCTTGAAAAACAATGGCGTCAAAATCTTCCAAGTGTATTACGTTACGCATAAAATATTTTTTCACATACCATTCCAAAGAATTTCTTTCCACGTTGGACTTTAAAAGATAAATCATATTTAATAATTCAAGTCTTTGTGGAATCAATAACGTTTCAATAAGATGGTCTACCAAGTATTCATTCAATTCTTCCCAAGGAATTTGAAATTTTTGATTTAAAACTTTCATCATTGAACCTGCGCGTTTGTACCAGCCATCATCGTCTACCTTTTTACTACTATTTCCTTGTTCTTGTTCTTGACCCTTCAAGATACTCTGAACATATTCAAACCGTTCTCGAATTTCATTCAAAACCGTATTTCGTTCTTTGATTTCAATGACGCTTTCTTCCATCTCCTCCGCTTCTTCTTCTCTTTGTCCTTGAATAGACAACCTTTTCTCTCCTTGAATTTTCTCTGGGTCGCCTTCCTCTTCCGCTTTACCGTCGCGTTCCGCTTTCCGGTCGCCTTCCGCTTTCCGGTCGCGTTCCGCTTTCAAATCAAAACGAATCATTTGATGCTTGTAATCAATCGGTACAGACCGATCAAAAACCGAAATATGTTTGTCCGTCAATTCCAAAGGTTGAAATAAATAATATTCGCCAATATTCACCAAATAACCAGTACGGTCATATCGGTCTTGAATGACCTCATTTTCTTCCATCATTTGTGTCAAAGCGGAATAGATTTGTATCAAGGAATACGCTTTTGGGACTTGAATCAAGGCAATCAATTCTTTTTTCACATAAAAAAAGCGTTCTTTCATCAACATTTTTACTTTTTGAATAATCTTGTCATTGTTCATATTCATAAAAGCCTCACTATACGTACTTTCGTCGGTTTTCACATCGCTAACATTGGGAATACATTGATAATCACATGTAGCCATGTAATCACATGCGGGCGAATAAGGTAAATCACCTACTTTGAAATCTTTAATGACCTCACCATTGGAGAGAATCTGGGTCACTGGTTTCTTCATGATTTCAGCCATTTTCTCCTGAGTAAAATTGGTCTGGTCATGATGAACAATACAGTCTACGGCGGTTTCTTTCATCAACCGGGTCACACGACCAATTTGTCTTGCTTTATATTCGGCCACACGATACACATATAAATCCGCCGCTTCTTCTTGATTCTCTTCTAAAATGGTTCCATACATAAAAATCTCAACATTTCTTTTTTCAAAAGGAATCGCTTTATGACTAGAATTACGTACGCCACGACCAATGATTTGTTCCATACGATTCATATTATACCACGGTTCCAAAATATGGATTTGGCGAATGTATTTGAAATCAATTCCTTCTGCACCGGTTCTTGAAATAAGCACCACTTTCACCTTCTTCCCGTCTTTGTTATCATCATTCGTTAAACCCTTGACTTCAAATTCATTATCGGGAGAGAGTCGTAGATCTCCTGTAATCATCGCATAACGAGCAGGTAAAAAATCTGTTCTAGAAGCAGGCGGTTTCAAAGTTCTTACATCGACGACTTCAGTAGGTGCCGTTTTAAAAAGCGGTTTCACGTCTTTTCCGTAACGGGTGAATCCCATTTCTTCTAATGCCAAGGCCATGGGTATCAATCCGGCATCAATATATTGAGAATAAATAAGAATGACTCCTTCCGCTACACCAAAATCGTTTGATAAAGAATCATTATTACTAGACAAAGAATATCGAATCGATTCCAATACATTTTTTATCTTGGCGCTATATTTTCCAATGACGGATGGAGAGAAAAGACGTCCATAATTGTCTAGGGTTGATTTCTTATATTCAAACGCACCCTTCTCAGGAGGAATCGTTGTTTTATCGACAAAATCCATCATTCGTTCCAAACCTCGTTTTCCAGTCAAATCGCGAGGGTCAATCATTAAACCTATGTCCATTCTTAAAGAAGTTGCATTAGTTTCCGTATCTTCATTCGTTCCTAAACCTTTTCCGCCGTTTATAACAACCACTTCCTCCTCCTTTTCCTTTTCCTTTTCCAGTCGTTCCTTTTCCGGTCGTTCCTTTTCCGGTCGTTCCTTTTCCGGTCGTTCCTTTTCCGGTCGTTCCTTTAAAGTGGACATATTCATTACCGTACTCGTTTTTAATGCTGCACTCTCCGTAACTAATTCCTCATCTTCCGCTAATTCCGCAATATTTTCGGCCAATTCTTCCGTATACTGATTCTCCGGAATCTGCCCAATGATTTCTTTCAGTTTTTCATTCGGATAAGAAATAATCAAACTTTCCAAAGGAGTCTGCAATAAAGTATATCCGAACTTGGCCATATCTAAAAAAGAACGCATTTCTCTCACTCGACCTTTCTTGGTAGTCACATTCATATTTTTATTTTTCAAATAATACAAAATATATCTGTAATCACAGTACTGACAAACGCCACAGTCACTGCAACCCCCGATTTTGGTCAAATAAAGCGATAAGATTCTCTCGCGATTATTATCCGGAATCCGTTTTCCATTCATTTGATACAATGGATAAGCGACATCTGGAAACGTCGATTTTGGTGCAAATAAAGACGGATAAACGCGATAAGGAAAAGTATACGGATTCTCTCCACGAACAAAAGACACATATCCGGTCAATTTACGAATTAAAAGTTCGCGCCCTTCTTTTTTGAATTCGCCATTTGCTTCAAATACATCTTTTACATCGATTTTGGCGCGTTTATCATTGATATTCATAATGTTCAATAACCATATAATTTCTTTGTAACTATTAAACATCGGAGTGGCGGAGAGAAAAAGAAGACGTAAATTACGAACAGCGGCAACCAAGATTTCAAAATTGGCCGCAACTTTTTTACTTTCTGCGTCTTCCGCTTTACGAATATTATGGATTTCATCAATGACAATGAGTCGGCCTTCAAATTCGTTTTTTAAACGCAATTTCGCTGATTTGTCTAACTCGCCAGTTCTAAAAGTCGTGCTTTTACCTACTTGTTCATCTCGATTCATCGTATTAATGATATAATTAGCAAATTGTCCATAACCAAGAAATAAATAAGAATGTTTAATAAGCGTTTTTACTTGATTCACGATTTTTTCTTTGGGGATCCCTGGATGATTCATCGGATTGACTTCTTTCAATAATTGATTTGCTACATATCCTTTAATCGTCCAACGATCGTTAACCAAGATCAATTTACGCTCATCAAACATCTGCATACGAAAATTGTTTTGGACATTTTCAGAGGCAACCACAATGATTTTTTTATGGGAACCTAAATTTTTCAAATATTCGCGCATTTCTTCGGATACTCCAATGGCGGAATAGGTTTTTCCAGAACCAAGACCGTGATATAAGAGAAGACTATTATATGGTGTTTGAAAAGAGAGAAAATTTCGGACAAACGCTTGATGTGGTTGAATTTCAAAATCCGCATTACTCATTTTATCGGCATATTCTTTAATATCTGGATGAATTTCGCCGTCATATTTGGTTTCTTGAAATTCCTTTTTTTCGGCAATTTTTACGTTAAATTGAGGATCATTGAATTCCGGATACAAAAAGGATGTATTTTCTCTTTCACTTGCACTTACGTTTTTACTAGATGGATTCTGTCCCGTTTCATTCTGTCCCGTTTCATTCTGTTCCGTTTCATTCTGTTCCGGTTCATTCTGTTCCGTTTCATTCAAACAAATACGGTCAGCGAATTCCTTTTTTAAAAGGAAAGTATTACATTCTTTGGAATCAAAATCGTTCTCACATTGACCATTATATTCGGATTCCAAAACTTTTTCTTGTTCTTCACATTGATTTTTAGAGGATATAAAATTTATTTTTGTATTCATATTTTTATTCATTGTATTTTTCAAAGGGATGTGTTCTTATATTATAAAGAGACGATATTCTTTTAAAACTTTATAAACATTTTGAATTAATTGTTTTTTTTCTAAATGATAAGGACGAATCGATTCCAAACACTGGTCTAAGGTTTTCCATTCCATTTTACTTACTTCACTTGGTTGAAAATGAACAAAAGGTTGATTGTTTAAATCATCTTGTTCTTTAATAAATGCCAAAAAATATTTGTGTTTATACGATTTATAATTTGTACCAATAAAGGTCTCTTCAAAAGGTAAAATATTTTCAATGATACAAATATGTTGTTTGGAAATACCTGTTTCTTCTTCGAATTCACGTAAAGCACATTCCAAGTCCTTTTCTTTTTGATTTCGGCGACCTTTAGGAAATTCCCATTCTGTTTCTTTCCATTCACTTGTACTTTCATTTACAAAATCTTTCAAAGTAATAAATCGACCTTTTTCTTTTTCTTTTTCTTTTTCTCCTTTGATAGATTCTTCATTAGACCAAACATAATTTCTTTCTTTGTGCGACTTATCCGAAAAAGATAATGAGTCAAGATCATTTTCATTTCCGGATGGTGTAATAAAAAATCCATTTTTTAAAACTTCGAATTTTTTGGCAGAATGGATTTCTTCATTTTTATATTGACTATTACATGTACTTCCCCACATGCTAGTCCATAAATATTTGAAATCATGGTTCAAAATCTTTTCTTTTTCAGATAAAGACATTTCGTTGATAATCCCTTGGACTTGTTCAATATGATAAGGAGAATATTTACCACGAATAAGGTCAATGTATCCAAAACTGTCTTTTCTACGTATCATTAGAAATTCATAATCTTTTTTTTCTGCATCTGAATTCGAATTTGCATTCACCGTCCCCTTTTTAAATAAAATAATTCCATAACTAATAATAGGTAATTTACATTGGTAAAAGGAATGACCTATTTTTCCACAATTATTACATACATTATTTATTTGATTGGTTTCATTTCCATTATGTTGACTTTGAAAATGATAAAAATGGTTATTATTTAAATATTGATTAATCATGTTTATTACTTTAATCATTCTAAATATGTTTAAATGAAAACGTTTTTATATTTATCTAAGTTATATTCTTTATTTTATCCTCCAAAAAAGAAAATGCCGCCCATTATTTTAGACCCAAAAGTATGGGGACCTCCTTATTGGTTTTTTATACATACCGTAGCAATGACCTATCCTCATTTTCCCAACGCGGTTACCAAAAAAAAATATTATGAATTTATTCAAAACATTCCTTTGTTTATTCCTGTCGAAGAAATCTCTGGATACTTTACCAAACTACTCGATCAATATCCAGTGGCCCCTTATTTGGATTCGAGAGAAACGCTGGTCCGATGGACCCATTTTATTCATAACAAAATCAATGAACTTTTGGAAAAGCCCAAAATATCGTTGGAAAAGTTTTACGCGGATTATTATGAACAATACAAACCGAAAATACAAAAACAGGCGGAATATTATCGATGGAGAGAAAAGGTTGTTTATTTCGGGATTACCGGATTATTGATTGGTACCCTTTATTATTTGTACGATAAATAATGTAAATAAAATACTTAAATATAAAAACAAATATTATTTATTATGAAATATTTAATAACATTTTTACACCTTTGGAAAAGTAAAACTCCGACTGGTCGGCGGTTAATTAGTCACAAAGGTAACGGTTCATGGGCTATTCAAATAGCCGAATATGTAAAAAAATTCGTGCCAAAAGAATTACCGAAACCAATGGGTAGATGGGGTATTGAACATTGTAATAAAAAAATGAACAACAAAATAGATTTATCAAATGAAGATCATTGTGGTCCTTGTGGTCAATATGCATTGACCAAAACAGAAATCAAAAAAATAGATAATACTAGTAATAACATCGAAAAGACCAATTAGAAAAACGTAAAACTTTCCTATTGAAAAATTGAAATATTTTTTGGATTATTTACAAGCAGATATATAAATAATATAATTCAAGAGTTAAGAAAACAAAGCAAAAGAAAAAAGCAAAAGAAATAATGGCTGTAAGACACGAATTAGCCGTAATGTATACATACGATCGTATTGTTATCAGTGAAGGTGGGCTTATCCCACTAACGGATGAAAAAGTAAATGAATTTACTTTATGGGCGAGAGAAAACTATGGTAACTATAGTGTGTATCGGGCACTCTCGGGAGAATCCATCCTGGATAATTATATAAAAGAAAACATCTTTACTCAAGATATGAAAACGATTTGGAGAGTATCTGAACCATACATTGGTGTGAAAACCGATCGTTTACGTATTCAACGACTTATCTTGAATCGTAAAAGACTCGTACAAAAAATAAAATATATGAAAATGAAATTAGGTAAACTGGCCTTCCCGGAGGAAGCAAAAGAAGAAAGAGAAGAGGCAAGATTTCGACGAAGTGGCAAAGGATTGGTTCAAGTACTTACGGAGGAACAAGCCAATGAAGAAATGGAAGATGAATGTGCTATTTGTATGTCCAATCATAAAATGATTGATGTATGCATCGTTACTTGCGGACATCAATTTGGAATTACTTGCTTGGAACATTGGAAACATAATACGTGTCCTCTTTGCCGAGAACCAGTTAAACAGGTAATTAAATATAGTAGGTAGGGTAGGGGGATACCCTCCCGAAGGTAAGGGAGCCCCCCTTACGACAAAGGGAACCTCTATAGAACCGTAGGTTCTATGAGGGTTCCCCTTTAACCCCTCCTCTTAATGCATTTTTGGCGCGCGAGTTCTACAAAAAAAACAAAAATATTGTGCTTCGCGATATTTTTTTTGTAGAAATGGTTGTAGAGCCCGCGCCGAGTTAATTATCCCATACCTCAAGGAGGGGGTATCCCTCCCGAAGGGACGGAAGGGGGGACTCCCTTACCTTCGGGAGGGTATCCCCCTACCCTACAATAATAATTCCAAAATAAAATATTCTTTTCCTTGCTCGTATTTTTCATAAACCATCAACAATGGATGATCCGACAATGATTCGCGTGTCCATCGAAACCCATAGGATTCATAAAATAATACAGATTCTTCCGTAGAACTTAAAATGATTTTAATTTTTTTTTTATTATTCATTCCGTCAATGTTAATGATATTTTCTTCTCTCACGCGTTCTATGAATTGATCTAATAATTTCGAGGCATACCCTTGATTTCGAAATTTACGTTTTGTACAAATCAATAAAAGATAATATCTGATCTCATTGGCTTGTCGGTCAAAATATTTTCGATAAAGAAGAATCACTGGACAATTGAAAAGGGAAAATTCCATATCCATACAATAAAACGCCATTTTCACTTTTTTGTCTTTCAATAAATGATTTGTATACTTGTAATGAATATCCCGAGATGCATACGAGTGAATCAAATAATCGGTTAATCTCTTGAAACTGTCGATTTGGTCGATCACGTCTTCTTCTTCTTCTTCTTCTTTCTTGCTCTTCTCCAACATATCATCAATGATATCGTCGGAATAAAAATTCATACCTTGGTTTATATTATATTTAAATGTTTATTTAGTTCTAGTTTACATAGTTAATTATTTGCTCTTTTTAAATCAATTTTCCCTTCTTAGACCGCTTATTTGTCTTTTTACTTCCTTTTTTAGTGGTGACTTTTTCTCTCTTCATCGTCTTTCTTCTTCCTGTTTTTCTTGTTTTTCTTGTGCTTCCTGTTTTTCTTGTTTTTCTTGTGCTTCTTGTTTTTCTTGTTTTTCTTGTGCTTCCTGTTTTTCTTGTTTTTCTTGTTTTTCTTGTCATTCGACCGCCTTTTTCTAACGAAGTAGCAGACGAAGTAGCAGACGAACTAGCAGATGAAGTAGCAGACGATCCAAAGAATTTCTTCAAATCACCAAAATTTATTCCTAACGCACACATTTTGTCAAGTTTATTACAAACCGGATTCTTGAGCATTTCATTTTTTAGTTCGGGAGAAGCAGCGCCAAAAATATAATTGGACATCATTTTCTGAAAATTCCTTGCTTCCACCAAAATCACATTGTTTTTAATTTCCATCTGAGTCGATACTTTATCGACCCCTTTATATTGGAACCAATCATAAAACATAATGGTATCGTCTGCATAAAGATTTGAATCATCATTCGCCGGTTCTTCAAAAAACTGGAAATAAGAATCCAAGGAATAATATGGGTCACCATACTTTTCATTGCCTTTTTTGGATTCACTATTCAAAGGTAAAAACGCGTTTTCATTGAGAACGGTTTCACCATTCAATAATAATTTCTTTAAAATATCTGGTTGTAAAATCATTTTACGAATGACTTCGTTACCATTTTCTTTTCCAGAAAACAATTCAGAGAGACATTTTTTCGCTTCCAAATAAAAATCATAATTACTATGTCGTGGATTGAAAAACAAGGAATCCTTGAAATAAATTGTTTTTTTCTTATCTTTGGGTTTCCCACTATTTTCACGCTCTTTCTCAAGATAAGTATTATAATAAACATATAATTTATATAAAATCAAACCCAAATATCCTTTGAATTGTTTCAATACCGTTTTATTCGATTCCGTTTTCAATATTTTCAACTTCTCTTTTTTATTGTATCCAGCAATTAACTGGTCCACGCAATATTCGATTCTTTGTAAAACATCCATTTTATCTCGATAGTATTCGCGATTACAATCAAAAGATATGGTTTTATCGTACAATAATTGTTTTAAAATTTGAAAAATATGTTCAATATGTGTGGCAAAAGTCATTTGAAAGGTAGGACAAATCTCATTTACATTCAATTTATTTTTACTAGGATTGGTTTGTAGATAATATAAATTTACGTCAGGACTACGAAATAATACGCGATTGACTGGATTTGGGACAATCCTTTCTTTTTGACCTTCGATTGGATTCATGACCAAACTTCCTTCAATCTGCTCCAATTCGTCCAAATGCCGCGTTAAATTTTGAATCAAATTTTGAAAAGTATCCAAAATTACGTTTTCACTTTGCTGGGGTTGGTAGTAAGTAACCACCCATTCCACATCGGAGAAGGTACCACATTCATTCTCGTTAAAATAAACAAATTCAATATTATATTCCTTGTCGGTCTTTGTTTCAAAGTCGCTTTCGGTATAGAATTTATATAATTTATTTTTTAAATCGGCAGATACTTTCTCTCCGCAATAGGGGGAAGAACCATCTAGAGGACAACATAATTTATTTAATTGTTTGGATAATGCAGTCGTAGACATATCATTGGTAACTAAAAACGAAATATTTTTATCCACCTTTCCATCATTACCATAAGCGTCAATACGCATGACTTCTTCTTTTCGTAGTCGATCATCTTCCTCGAAGTCTTCATCCAAGTCTTGATCCTCTTCCTCTTCTTCCTCCAAGTCATCCTCTTCTTCGTCTTGTTCTTGTCCACCCTTTTGTTCTTTATTATTTTGCGTGTTACTATCCGTATTAAATAAAATCTGTTCGCCTTCTTCATTGTATCCACTGGTTAATTTTGCTAAAAAGGGCGTTTCGATTTCGTAACCAATACTTAAAATATATTTAAAGACATTCTGTTTACCAATATTTCCTCCTTTTTTCTTTGATTGAATCATTGAAATGAAAATAAAAATATACTTATATTATAAGTATATTTTTTTAAAGTAGCATGTTCGAATCTCAACCAATATCTTATGATACAACCCCCATGTATGAAAATGATTGGAATGGTATCAATGGAGGGCAAAGGACTGAAAGGACGACAGGGAGTAAAAGGACTGAAAGGACGACAGGGACTGAAAGGACGAGAAGAAGTCTAAGGACTAAAAGATGCGTCTATGGCGGTGAACCCATCGCCTCCGGCGGCTACGGTTGTGTCTTCAAACCAGCCCTTCAATGTAAATCGAGTCCAGGAAAAAGATGGCCAGGAAAAATTACCAAATTAATGTTGAAAAAATATGCCGAGAGAGAATATCAAGAAATCCATCGTTTTCAAAAGATTCTCTCTTCCATCCCCAATTATACCCATTATTTTCTTTTGAATGATTTTACGTTATGTGAACCAGCACTTTTATCCCCGGAAGATCTACAGAATTTCGACAAATGCCGGGCGTTAAAGAAAGACAATATCAATGAAAAAAACATCAATCAATCTTTGGACAAACTTTTAGCACTTACGATGCCGGATGGCGGAATCGCGGTGGACGATTACATAAGAAAAATCACCAAATATAGTGATTTTATCGATTTAAATAACCGACTTGTCGAGTTACTGAATCACGGAATTGTTCCAATGAATCATAAACATATTTATCATAGTGACATTAAAGATTCCAATGTTTTGGTACAAGAAGAAGAACAACAAGAAGGAGATAAAGAAACCTTGTCTACCCGTCTCATCGATTGGGGAATTTCGGTCGAATATCACCCGAACAGTAAATTTCCTCCTTTATGGACCAATCGACCTTTTCAATTCAATACCCCCTTTTCCACCATTTTATTCAGCGACCTGTTCAAAGAAAAATATGCGGCATTTATGAAAACCAATCCCGCGATTGATGCCACCAATTATAAAGAAGTGATTGGTGCTTTTGTCATTGATTACATCTATCTTTGGATGAAAAAACGCGGCCCTGGACACTACAAAGCGATCAATAATATATTTTATATTCTCTTTATGGAAGATTTAAAGAATATGGAAAATGCCGATATTGAAAATGTCATTGAAACCAATTATACCTTGGTTTATATCAAGAATTATTTGACCGAAATCATCTATCACTTTTCTAAAGGTACGACCAAAAAAGGCAAAGGGCTTTTTGATATCGAATCGTATATCAACAAAGTATTCATTAAAATCATTGATGTCTGGGGATTTATTTCCGTTTATTTTTGTATTTTGGAAGAATTGTTTGAATTCCGAGATACCTTGACTGAAAACGAAAAAGAATTGTTCCGACAATTAAAACAAATTGTTCTAATCTATTTATACAATCCACGTATCACCCCAATTTCCATCTCGAAATTATCGAAGGATTTTAAAAACTTGAATCAATATTTCAGTGAAGAGGTCAAAGCAAAAAATGATACGAGTCATTTTTTAGTTTTAAAATCAAATTCGACAAAAAAATCGAGTATTTCGAAAAAGAAGAGATTTCAAAGTATGGTGATGGTTACTACCACTGCTACTAATAACAGAAAAAAGACGCAATCGAAATATAAAACAAGTGTCCAGAAAACAAGAAAAAAAAGTTATTTTCATTTATTACCTAAGATGATTCGATAAATAAAAAAGATATAAACATAACACCCGATGACATATAAATATAAATATAAATATAGTTATTTATTTTTAACCTTGTTATCAACCATCAAAAGTGAAAAGTTTATTAAACCTTTGGACAATTAAAACGCCGATCAGTCGGCGGTTTATCAGTCACAAAGGCAACGGTTCCTAGGCTATTTAAATAGCCGAAGGTGTAAAAACATTGATATTCCTTCTTGTAGAAACTGTATTCATTACAAACCAAATTATTTTAGTGAACCTTTAAGTAGATGTGATAAATTTGGTGAAAAGAATATTATTACGGATGAAATAAAAAGTGATTATGCTGACATATGTCGACAAGATAAATCAAAATGTGGTCAGGAGGGGAAATATTTTGAAGAAGAACCTTATCCAAATATGAAATTATGGGTTTATAAATTCACTCCTTTTTTTCCTCTTACGTTACCCCTCGTGGTTTTTTACATTGTATTACTTTCAAAATTAAATACATAAATGGTATAAATACAAGACTCTTTATAATTATAACAAAATGAAATGTACCTCTTTATTCTTATTCTTTCTTACAGCAATCAATGCTGAAAAAATCATTAAAACGGTAAGTGTACCTACCATTCGAAATAGTAATTTTCCTTCTTGTAGAAATTGTATTTATTATCAACCAAGTTTTTTTTCAACCGATTTTGATTCCTCTACCAGTAAATGTGAAAAAATTGGCGAAAAAAATATTCTTACTGGTAAAATAACCTATGACTATGTTGAAATTTGTAGAAAGGATGAATCCGGATGTGGGAAGAAGGGGATCTATTTTGAAGAAGAAAAGAATTTAAATATGAAAATATTTTTTCATAAAATGATTAGTAGTTTTCCAGAAACGGTATTGATATCCTTAATGGTTATCTATATCATCAGTATATTGAGGTTGAATCATTAAACCTTTGCACATTCAAAACGCCCCTCCCGAAGGGATGGGCGCTTATGAATGTGCGAAGGTGTAAAAAAATTGAAATCTTTTTTATAAAAACGAGTTTAAATATATTGAAAAAATTTTAAATAGAAAAATGATTTACAAAGTACGAAAAGAAATCGACCCAAACCACTTGAATTTGAGATGGTTAATTGAAAATCCTCATCCCGGGACAACCCAATTCGTGGAAGAAAGATTGGAGGAAATTAGGATGGAAGATATCTATCGAATGTTAAAATATCCTAATTTTATTCATCTTATTATGACAAGATTGAGAATCTTGAATTCACCTTATTTATCCAAAAACTCAGAAGCGATTCACTTGTTAATGAAAAATCCTGAATTGATTGATTGGTATATGCTGTCAGCCAATCCAAGTTCAAAAGCATTAGAAATCATTGAAGAAAACATTATCAATGAACAAAACCAGATAAATACAGCAACCACAGTGTTCCAAAAATTACAAATTCAATGTGAACGAGTTTATTCCGAATATCCCGCTTTTTGGAGATTGTTGGCTACGAATACCAATCCAAAAGCGATTGAAATTATTGAAAAATATTATTCCAAATTAACTCCTTTTTGTATCGATTCTGAATGCATTGACTTTTGGTGTGATTTATCAAGAAATTCAAATGCAGTTCATTTATTAGAAAAATACCCTCGTTATATTGACTGGCGTAGTATTTTAAAAAACCCAAAGGCGGTTCACCTGATTGAACAAAATTTGGATAAAATCGATGAAGATGATTGGCCTCTTTTATCTGGGAATCCAGGTGCCGTTCATATCTTTGAAAACCCCGAATATTTAGATAAAATAGATGATTGGAGTTATTTATCCCAAAATCCAGAACCAAAGGCAATCCAGATCCTTGAAAAGAATTTGGATAAAGTAGTATGGGAATCTTTTTCAAAAAATCCAAGTGCCATTTCGATTCTTTTACAAATCTTGAAAGAAGAAAAAGAAGTGAAAAAGAAGAGAGAAAACAATGAATCTGTAAACAAACAAGATTACAAATATTATGATTATTTTGATAAAATTGATTTTAGTCGTTTATCTTTGAATCCCGCGATTTTCGAACTCGATACCCAAGGGTTGAAAGAACGATGTGATGTTTATCGAAAAGAATTAATTGAAAAAGCAATGCATCCTCACCGAATGATTGCTTTGTTGGATCAAGAAGGGATTGATTTAGAGGATTTGGAGGATTACTTCTAAAGTAGGGGGACGGAAGTCCCCCTCCCTACGGGAGACCCCCTCCTCGCTTTTTACTTTATTGACTCGGCGCGGGATCAACAACCATTTCTACAATGATATTTTGCGAAGCATAATATCATTGTTTTTTTCTTTGTAGAGACTCGCGCGGTGAGTCAAGTAACCATAACCATTCCTAACTATTTTCTATTTATTTTATAAATAACTATAAAATAGATAAAAAAATGAAAATGCAATCAATGAATCTCTACCTTTTTCTCCTGATTATGTTTATAGGTAGTTTTCTCATTCAATATTTTATCATGAGTTGGGTAATGTCCAATTCCATCAATAATTTTACTCATAGTTTGGGAAAGTTTTATTTATCTGTTTTGATGGGTTTATTGATGGTTCTCATTGAATTATTGATGGATCAAATCTCAAATATCTTTTTATATTTATTCATTATCTTTTTGATTGTCATTACCATTTATTTATATCGAAACCAGGTTTTCATTGGAGAGAAAGAATATTTAAGTGATATGATTGAACACCATTCAATGGCTATTTTAACAAGTGAAGAAATATTGAAAAAAACAAACAATGTCAAGGTTGCTAATTTAGCGAATCGTATTATTCAAACTCAAAACAAAGAAATCCAAGAAATGCAACAATTGTTCTAGATACTCGTGCGCTAAAAATCCTTCGCCCTTAACAAGGAGGGGGTCTACCGTAGGCAAGGGGGGACGTATGTCCCCCTACCAAGAGATGCAACAATTGTTCTAGATACTCGTGCGCCAAAAATCCTTCGCCCTTAACAAGGAGGGGGTCTACCGTAGGCAAGGGGGGACGTATGTCCCCCTACCAAGAAATGCAAAATTTATTGTAATATAATGTTTGTATAATATAACTGGCTTATCATTCTTCTTAATAAAACAAAAAGATGAGATTAGAAATATTTGTATTGGGCTTGACGGCCTTTTTTGTTTATAATGCATATCACGACGGAAAATATATGAAAATGCTTCTCTCTTTCAAGAAATATTATTCCATGATTTTCTATGCCATCGTAGGAATCAGTATTTATCTTCTTTTAAAACGCAATCCTCAAAATGGAAAGAAAATGCTTTATTATGCCAATAATATGGTGAAATATATGCCGATTGATAAAGGTACATTGGGTGTACTTTCGCCTATTTTCGATTTCACTTCTTCTTCCTCTTCTCCTTCAGGCTCAGACCATTTAGGATTTATGGAAGGATTCAATGACATTGAATACCCTGGATCTCATATTCAGAATGCCGGAGAGAAACGGATTCTTCAATCAGGGAAAACGGGAACCAAACGTTCTGTAAGTGAGACCAAGAAAAAATACGTCGCTTCGCAACAGGATTGGAAATGCGGCGAATGTAACAAACAGTTGAACGCGTGGTTTGAGGTGGATCATCGTGTCCGTCTTGAGTACGGTGGAGGAAATGACGTCGGCAATTTGGTGGCACTTTGTCGCGAATGTCATGGAAAAAAGACGGCCATGGAGAACATGTAATCGCTTTAAGGCGAACGGCCATACGCAAACGAGTGAAACAAAAAAAAATAAATTCGAAAGAATATAATATACAAATGGTTTTTGGAATCACTAGTAAAAGTTTTGCATTAACTGAACGAAATTTATTTGGAAATTCAAGAAATAATAATCATGATAACGAAGAAAAAGACCTAAGTGATGACATGGTTGCCATTCATGAGAATCAAAACGCCAATATATTTGATGTGATCAAATCCGACATTTCCAACAATAAATTAATCAATCTTCGTTTGGAAATGACGGATATTTCAAAAAACGCATTCATGTATGATGAACTTTCCCTCTTTTCGAAATACCGTGAGTTTTCGCATTTAATTTCAGATGCTTATTTCGGGAATATGAATTACAATTCCACGAAAATTGACCTTTTTGCACTTTATTTGAAAGGCCAAAAGATTCTTTATACGGAATCCAAAACTTATTGCGAACAATGTCTTTATTTTCTCATGTTACCTACTATTTTTATAGCCTCTTTATGTACCGTGATTAGTGTAGGATTAAAAATGTATGAATTTGCACCGATTACGGTATCTGCACTTACCGCTTTCAATGCCTTTTTCTTAGCACTTGTTACTTATTTGAAACTTGATGCCAAAGCAGAAGCCCATAAAACAACCGCTTATCAATTCGATAAATTACAAGCGGATACGGAATTTTTCTCTGGACAAGTTTTTCTCGTTTCTGAAGAAGGAGGTATTAAAGACTTTGTCGAAGGATTAAGGAAAAAAATATCGGAAATCAAAGAGACGAATCAATTTATTATTCCAGAAATAATCCGCCGAAGATATCCGTCCCTTTACTCCTTCAATATTTTCTCTCTAATGAAAAAATACAAGACCGAAATGACTTTATTAAAAACTGAATTAATGATTCTTTATCGAGACATTGAACGATTGTTACCGAATGTACCAAATTCAATGTTGGAAAAAAAAAATAATACCATTAAAAAAATCATCATGTATCGAAATATTTCGGAAACTATTCGAAAGGAGATTTATGATGAAATTCTTAAGTTTGAATCGAAACAACGAAATCGATTTTTATGTTTGAGAACCTAAGATAACATTAGAGTCTTTACAAGTAATACCTTTTATTCTATTCTATTTTATTTGTATTCATATAATATATGAATATAAATCATATACAAAATAATAGATATCCTTTAAAGAAAACATATAATATATCCAATGCAAATACAAGGAACCCTTTAGAAAATGTGGCAAATCAAACCAAGTCCGCACCCATTCTATTCATTGCTGGATTTATTCTATTGTTACTCCTTATTTTCATTTTACGATTATTATACAATGAAGGAACCTTATTCCGTTATACAGGTTTAAACAAATCGCAATCAAGTGTCGTAAATGAAATACTCATTATTTTATCCGTCGTTTTTGCCGTATTTTTTATTCTTGTTTTATTTTTTCCAAGTATGAAAGAATTCGGCGGATTCTTGACCAATATTTCCTCCTCTTTTCTTTGCATCCTTTATACTTTTTTCCTCTTATATTGTTTGTACACGATTCCTACCAATACAATGACAAAATATGCATCTACCTTGGTACCCTTCTTCCTTTTTCTCACTTTTTTCGTTTTTTCTGGCGCTTTACTCACTAGTTTCACCACTTCGAATCCAATGTATAACCAAATCAATACAATCATCCTCTTTTTCTGTTTTCTAACAACCGTCATCCTTTTTTATACGGTCGATCCTGGAAATTATATCAGTTCAAATTTCGGGTATTTGTCGTTGATTAGTATGCTCATTGGTATTTTCGGGTTCGTTTATTTACTCATTCTTTTCATTGTTCCTTCAGGAACACAAAATAGTAATAATAATAATAATAGTAAATCAGTCTTTGAAACTATAGCATTAAATATGAATATATCTACCATCATTAGTGCCGCCATTTTCCTTCTTTTTTCACTACTTATTACCATTGGTATTATACAATATCCTGGTGGCTTCTTCTCTCAAGAAAATGTATGGTCTTCTTTAACCATTACCTTTTTATTATCTTTGGTTTTCTCCATTCTCTCCATTTTATTTATTTCCAGATTTTCATCCACGACATCATTCGCTGCTGATTCCAAAATGGGATTATTTAAAACTTCTTTACTTAGCGTTTTTGGTCTTGTAATATCTGCACTACTCATTACTTGGCTTGTTTTTGGAATCGAAGGATTGACTGGAAAATCCGGTATCCTTAGTTTTGTATTAAATGCATTTTTAGTAATTATTCTATTGATTTTTATTTACAAATCATTGAATGTAAAAGTTCCTGGAGCAAATTCGGGTCGTGAAAACACGGTTTCTCTCTTTTTGAAAACCTTCTTTTTCATTCCTTGTTTATTTTCCAATGGTTTAGATGGTTTGACCAAACTTTTCACAGATAAAGATTCCTTTGATAAATATAGTTCCATCATCTTAATTGTTCTTTTCATTGTGTTTTTTTATTTTTTAACGAATATTCAAGAAACAATTGCATCAAGTCCCATATTTAATGATAATTTGACTAATCAAAGTGTATTATTGTTGGAACCAATCCCATTAAATATAAGCAAATCAATCGGTTCTTATGAAGAACTAAATAAATATACCATACCATCATCTGGACAACATAATTATCAGTATGCCATTTCTTTTTGGTTTTTCATTGAAGCGGAACCCACTCAATCGGCATACAATCAATATAAATCCTTGATGAATTATGGAAATAAACCGGAGATTCTTTATCGACATGCAGATAATTCGTTATTAGTAACCATGGAAAGAAATGGAATCAGAGAAATCGATTTCCCAACAACCACCGATTCAAAGAACGAAAAAGACCCTCTTACTTTAGAAAAGATGGATGAATATGAAAAAGATGGAATTTATGAGAATCGTCGTATTCTTTACAAAAGAGAGAAAATACAACTTCAACGATGGAATCACCTTCTTTTGAATTATGTCAATGGAACTTTAGATATTTTTTATAATGGAAAATTGGTAAAAACAGCGGTTGGTTTAGTTCCTTATATGTCCCTCGATCGTTTGACAACAGGTGCCGATCATGGTATTCAAGGAAATATTTGCAATGTGGTTTATTATAATAAGTCACTAACCTTGAAGAATATACATGAAATTTATGAATCGGTGAAACATAAAAATCCGCCGATTTAATGAAACCCTCTTTTTTCTATCCTTATTATATTAATGAATATTTTAGGTATTATTGTATTACTTCTTTTACTTTATATCATTTGGCGTATTTTATACTATTTATTTTCAAATCCATACACTTTACAAACATTACAAAGTGGACAAACTGCTTCTACTGTGACAGCCTCTTCTTTAGCAACAAGTAATGGTGTTTCTTCTACCAATTTTGCTTATTCAATTTGGTTTTATATCAATGATTGGAATTATCGTTATGGAGAACCCAAAGTGATTTTTGGTAGAATGGGTAGTAAAGGAGGAAGTTCTGACGCCAGTGGCAATTCGAATTCGATGGAAGGGGTCAGTGGATTAAATCCTTGTCCTAGCGTTGTTTTAGGCGCCATTGAAAATAATATAACAGTGGCATTAAGTTGTTATCCTGGTACAAATAATACCGATGTTCAACCATCTGGAAGTGGTAGTAATTTTGTTGTTCATAATTGTAATATTTCTAATGTACCGATTCAAAGATGGGTGAATATGGTATTGAGTGTTTACGGAAGAACCTTGGATTTATATATTGACGGTAAATTGGTTCGTACTTGTTTATTACCTGGAACCGCAAATATAAATAATAATGCAGACGTTTATGTAACACCACAAGGTGGATTTGATGGTTGGACTTCCAAATTTCAATATTATCCAAATTCCTTAAATCCACAAGAGGTGTGGAATATTTATAGTCAAGGATATGGAGGCAAAAGTTGGTTTAATAATGCTTATAGTCTACAAGTATCTCTTTTGGAGAATGGAACCCAACAAGGTAGTTTTACCATATAGTAGGGGGACGTACGTCCCCCCTACGACCCCTCCTCACTAAGGAAGGGATTTCATTTTTGGCACGCGCGGCCTATACAAAGAAAAGGACAATCATATTATTGCGAAGCATAATATCATTGTAGAAATCGTTGTAAATATTCACGCGCCGACTTAATTAAGTAAAAAGCAAGGAGGGGGTCTTAGGGGGGATGTACATCCCCCTAATTTAAAAGTAGATATATATATAATATAATAATTAAATATGTTTGGAAACAATCGTTCTTCTTCTTATAATGAATTTTCGGCCAACCGAGGAAGTTTTGGTAGTAAAGACTTTTTAGAATCCAATAGTTTAGTCGCAAAATTTGTTTTTCTTATTTTAGTTGTTTTTGTTTTTATTTTATTACTTCATTTCGGTATGAATTTCCTTAGTTGGTGGTTTTCACCAAGTACAAGTCCAATGTTAGTAAGTGGTACCGTTCAAGCCAATCAATTGATTATTATTCCACAAGATCCAAGTTCAAACAATACCATTCCTATTTTAAGATCACAAAATGAAAATGAAGGGATTGAATTTACTTGGTGTGTATGGGTATACATTGATGGTATAAATCCTTTAGGACAGTATAAACATATTTTCTATAAAGGAAATGATAATTTAATATCCAATGGAATGAATTATCCAAACAATGCTCCTGGTCTTTACCTTGCACCTGATACAAATGCCCTTGTGGTAATGATGAATACTTATAATAATATTGATGAAGAAATAACGGTTCCAGACATGCCTTTGAATAAATGGGTCAATATTATTGTTCGTTGTCAGAATACAACATTAGATGTTTATATCAATGGAGTCATTACACGTAGTGTTGAATTAAATGGTGTCCCCAAACAAAATTACGGAAATGTATATGTTGGAATGAACGGTGGTTTCGATGGGTTCATTTCCAATTTACAATACTTTAATTATGCTTTACCTGTAACCAAAATAAATAGTATTGTAAACGCAGGACCAAATACGACTCCTTCTACAACCAATAATCTATATAACAAAAATGCGGATTACTTGTCATTACGTTGGTATTTGTTTGGAACAAACAATCAATATAATTAAGGGGAACCTAGGGTTCCCCTTTAACCCCTCCGTAGGGGGACATACGTCCCCCCTCCTTGCTTTTTTTGATTATTGTATTGGCGCGGGAGTTTCTACAAAGAAAAGGACAATCATATTATGTTTTACACAATATGATTGTAGAAATGGTTGTATAGCCCGCACCGAGTTAATTAGATAAAAAAAAGCAAGGAGGGGGTTGTAGGGGCAGTCCATCCCCCAAAGGGGGATGGCGTAGTGACGTATGTCCCCCTACTAAGACAATCATATTATGTTTTACACAATATCATTGTAGAAATGGTTGTAAAGCCCCGCGCCGAGTTTGTTTATTTAACTGCCATCAGGGGGTATCCCTCCCGAAGGGACGGAAGGGGGGATGTACATCCCCCTACTTTTTAAAAAGTGGATAATATAAGAAAGAAATAGCATGTCTTGTTTAGGACCTGGATATGACCCACTACCTCCTCGTGCTTGGAGTCGTGTTCAAAATCGATGTTCTTTAGAAACCAGTTTTTCTGACCAAATTTACATTCCTATTTTGAAAAAAACAGTTCCTTCTCAACAAGCAGCATACGAATTAGATGTATTAGCAAAAGGAAATATTTTACAATATAAGAAAAACAGTTCCAATTTAACCAAACAACAACGTTATTCACAAATCGCCAAAGGAATGTGGACCAATCGTACCAAAACATGGGCTACACAATCTCAAACCTATAGCAATCCAAATACAACAAGTTTACAAAGAGTTGGTTATATTACGATACCGAATACCGACCAAAATTTGAATCCAGTTCGTTACTGCACGAATGCAAACATTAAAGATGGAGGTTCACTCATTTGTACTCGAACGGTGAACCCTTGTAGTAATGAAGTCATTTCAATTACATCTGGACAAAGTTGTGCACCTACAAGTGCTTCGGATGTACCTGGACCAATTATTCAACTTTGTTATAACAACGGTTTACCAACTTATTATCCAAAACAACGATATGTAATGACCAATAGTACAGATAAATGGCCGGTTAATTACAAATTTTTTCGTAGTGCCAATGCCATCCCTCAACAACGATAAATATTTTATTTTGTAAATTAATCTAAAATAAAATATAAAATAAAAAATAAGCACCATGTGAGAATCGAACTCACGATCTATGCATTACAAGTGCATTGCTCTACCATTGAGCCAATGGTGCATAAATAAAGCACCCTGTGAGAATCGAACTCACGATCTATACATTACTAGTGTATTGCTCTACCACTGAGCCAAGGGTGCCTAAAGGAACAAAGTTCCTTATTATACTCCAGAAAAATCTCTTTAAGTTGTTTTTTCTTCTATATCTTTTTATTCCTCAATCTCTTTTTTTTTCAAATATTTTCGTGTAAACATTTTCCCTTCTTTTCCACACATATTTTCAGTCATTCTTGCTGTACTACAATAACGATGCTCTTTAGTAACGTGGCCACCTACTAAAAAAGTCATGTCTTCTCGAAAAAACAAGGCACATTTCGCAAATTCAATGTTCCCATTCTTGTCGTTTATGAAATGTTTACAATTGACGCAAAATTTTGGTGTTGGGTTTTTAATAGAATCCGCCACTGACGACAAAATAAAAAAAAGAAATAAAAACCCGTTCATTGTTATTTTAATTATTATATTTTACAAAATTGTTTTTATATCCTTTTCCATGCCACTTTTGGAAAAGTGACCCGAAGGGAAAAACTATCTTTGCAGATACTTTTCAACTTTTGCGACAATTGCAATAAATTTATATTTTTATTACTGCAATGGGGATGTTTTTCCCTTCGGGACATTTTTCCAAAAGTGGCTAGGCACGCAAGTTGGGGTTTACACAGATTTCACTCGTAGGAAAAATATCCCCGGACATACACATTTGATTCTCTCCTACACGAGCACAAGTACGTGTTCCATTATCATCGCCAATAAAACACCAACCCGCTTTTCCAGAATTCTTTTGAATGGGACTAATTGAATCATCTGCATTATAATTGGAACCTTTTGGACCACTTGCACCTGCTTCCAATGCATTTTGGGTATTCAATGCTCGATTGAGTGAATTATTTTCCGTATTATTGGAAGGGGTAACCGTTTTACTTAAAGGAACCCCTTTTAAATTCACTGTTTTTTTAATAATCGGGTCTAAAATCTCTTCAGCGGTGTTATCAATGGAAGTCGAAATATAATTTACATCTTTACTCACATTATCAATAATTTCTTTGGTTCCTAAAGCGGATACACCGACCACATTTCCTAATCCATCGGAAAGATGAAAACTGCCAGTATATTGTTTTATTGTATTCGCTATACTCTCAAACCAATTTGCAGTCTTTTCTGTTCCTACTGCCAAATAAGAAAAAAGATTAAATCCAGCAATGGCTAAGATAATAATAATAAACAAAAAGAGTCCTAAAGTTGACCAAAATCCCCAGGATGAAGAATCTGGTATTTCAATGATTGTATCTCCTGGACTTGAAAGTACTTCATTCGATGATGATAAAAAAGAATTACTTGGATTTTCCATTATAATAAAAATATAATTTATTTTTACACCGATAAACATTTAAAATGAGACACGCCTCAAAGAGGCGTGCCTTTTTAATTGATTTTATCGGTAACAGTTACCTTAAAAAATATAATGGAATGCTTTTAAGCATTCCATTATAATTATTAAGGTTGGTAAGGGGGGTACCCCCCCTTATGATCCCCCAATCCTTGTTTTAAAGGAAGGGGGTACCCCCCCTTATGATCCCCCAATCCTTGTTTTAAAGGAAGGGGGTACCCCCCTTATGATCCCCCAATCCTTGTTTTAAAGGAAGGGGGGTACCCCCCTTATGATCCCCCAATCCTTGTTTTAAAGGAAGGGGGGTACCCCCCTTATGATCCCCCAATCCTTGTTTTAAAGGAAGGGGGTACCCCCCCTTATGATCCCCCAATCCTTGTTTTACACCTTTTTACATTTCAAATGCCGAATTATATATAAAAATAATTATATACATATTTATAATGGGTTGCGATTTTTATATTCATGTTTATTTAGAAATACAACATATTAACGGAATATCTTATTATGAACTTCCTACTATTCGTGGTTATTACTGCGATTTAGAATGTGGTGTTTATGATAGCGATGATGATAAAATTGATTATTATTATAATTCAATAGAATATAACGCGTTATATGAAAATATGAAAAAAATATGTTTAACACCAAGAAAACCAGTTGTTATTTATGATAATAATTCATTCATATCATCAAAATTTGAGATGAAATATTTAGCAATTATTCAAAATAAAATAAACAAAAAATATGTGAAAAAAAACAGTCGTTATGAAGATACAGGAATTTTTACAAACATAGAACAAATAATAAAAGTTGTAAAAAAAGAAGAACGATATGACTGACCTATTGTGAAGATAAATTTTATTTATAACAAAAATTATGATAATTAGTATAGATCGGTATTTGAAATGTAAAAAGGTGTAAAGGAAGGGGGTACCCCCCCTTATGATCCCCCAACCCTTAACCCCTTAAATCCGAGGAAGAAAAGTCTCTCCAAACTGATTCATCTTTTCCAACTTTTCAATCGTTTTTTCTAAATTCACATTTTTCACATTCTTAAACAAATAATCGGTATTTGGCGATTCCTCATTTTGCTTAATTTGCGCATAAACAGTATCAATCTTTTTACAAACATTCATAATGACTTCTTTTTGTTTCTCTCTCACCATTTCTTCATTCAAATCAAAACTCTCCGTTAATACGGCCACTGCCACGTATAATATATATTTACGTTTACGAAAACACGTATTCGAATATTTCAATGTAAATAAACTAAGTAAAGCACGCACAATTTTTTGAATAAGCAATCCGCGTTTTTTCATTTCCCCCAAAAAAACAGACCAAATTATCCAAACAATATCTTGTTGGTCTTTGGTTGGAACAGGCATTTCGCCTCTTCTTTCACATTTACATTTTTCTTTTTTCGTCTTACAAGTGGATTCGTATTCAAGGATCCATTCAATCCAATAACATGATTGAATGACATTTTTTACATCTTTAGAAATATTATATGCCAATTCATTCATCGGAATAAAAAGTTCTCTCGGGTCTTCTTTTAAAAAAAGATCATCACAATAATTCATGTTTGGTGCTTTAAAACGGTCAGTCATATAGGTCATATCAAAATCATTCGTTGCAATTTTAATATCATCAAAACTATGTTTTTTTTTCGAATCACATAAAATACAAATGACCTCGCAAAAAAGTCGGCGAATTTTCGTATTATTACGCATTCTCAATTCTTGACCTGCATATCCATTACTAATGATATCTCGAAAATTTTGGATTCGCATTTCCAAGTAAATCGCCAATTTGGGATTGCCTAAATGAATATATTTACTGTAAAAAAAAAGAATCGCTTCCCATAAATCACTATAATGACCGGCACAAATTAATTCAGCACTCCAATAACATGCTGGTTCGACTTTAGAATAAATGAGACTTTGGATTAATTCTTTACGAACATCGGTTTTCTTGAATTTAGAAAAACTAATCCCTTTAAAATCGTTTGGACCTCGTAAATCATTGATTTCAACTGATTCTATATTCGAGTCAATCGGTATAGTTTCCATTTATAATTGATTATATGGTATAAATTATATAAAAAAAAAAATAATCATACATATTAAAGAATTGAATTATTGTACATTATGAAACTAATAAAAAACATCGTAACTACTTATCAAAAAATTCCTTTGTCCGGAAAAATATTATTGTTCACTTGCCTGTTTCTTATTTTGACCGTCTTTTTTAAAGCAGTCGAAGAAGAAAAACAACGTAGAAATTCTGGGAAAGAAGGATTCGAACAAACGAATTCTTTTTTATTTAAAACTGATTCTCAAGTCTATGATGATTTTTATTCCAATATTTATGACTATTTGGTATTCAATAGTTTAAAGGATGATTATGAAGTCGGTGAAATTATTAATCGTACCACACCAACAAGTGAAAGTGTCATTTTAGATATTGGATGTGGAACAGGACATCATGTAGGTAAATTAGCGGATAATGGTTTAAATGTAATCGGAATTGATATTTCGCCTTCCATGATTCAAAAGGCAAAAGAAAATTATCCACAATATCATTTTTTAGTAGGAGATGTTTTAAATAACAATGAATTTAAATCACAATCTTTTACTCATATTTTGTGTTTGTATTTTACCATTTATTATATGGAGGACAAACAACGTTTTTTCAATCATTGTTATGAATGGTTAAAACATGGCGGTTATTTAATTATTCATTTAGTAGACCGAGAAAAATTTGACCCAGTTTTATCGAACACACCTGAATTGTCAGTTGTCTCTCCTAGGAAAGAGAGAAGAACCAATTCCAAGGTTCATTTCAATGATTTTGTTTATCAGGTGGACTTTGATTTACCAAAAGGAACAAACATCGCCAAATTCAAAGAAAATTTTAAATTCAATAATGGAAAAGTAAGAAAGCAAGAACATATCTTATATATGGAACCCCAAAACACGATTATAAATTATGCACAAGAATCCGGTTTTATTATTCAAGGGAAAATCGATTTGCTTCATTGTGCCTATGATTATCAATATTTATATATTTTGACCAAACCTTAAGGGAACCTACGGTTCCCTTATGATCCCTCCCTTTGCCCTTCGGGGATAAAAAATCTGGCTTTTTAATTTGATTAACTCGGCGCAGGCTCTATAATTATATCCTACAATCATATTATTAGTAGGGTAACATACGTCCCCCCCCTTCCGTCCCTTGTTAAGGGCGAATGATTTTTGGCGCGCGAGTATCTACAAAGAAAAGGACAATAATATTATGTTTTACACAATATCATTGTAGAGATTGTTGTAGAGCCCGCGCCGAGTTATATCCCCGAAGGGCTAAGGGAGGGATCATAAGGGAACCGTAGGTTCCCTTACAAGGAAGTATTTTTTTTGATTCGTATTTTCAATCCAATGGTGATGATTGGCAAATTCAAAATGATGGGTAGCAAATAATTTTCCAGTAGAAAGAATAGAACCTAAACAAGAAAATCCACCTTTATGTACCATTAAATTAGCCGCTTTATGCATGATGGATAAATGAACATCTGGTTTATCTAAATAAACGAAAATATTCGAATTTTTACTTAATATATGAGTCATTTGATTTACAAAGTCAATGGTTTTGATATGATGGGGTTTAAAAAACTCATCCAAATGAATCCCCCCTAATAAAATAACTTTTTCATAATTATGAGACATTTGTTCAATAATATTTACATAATCTTCTTCTACATTTAGGTCGCCACTTCGAATATGAACACAAAGACAATTCGAGTTTTGAACAAGTTGAAAAACTTCATTCGATTCCAAAAAAGACTCATTCTTTTCAATGTATTCTTTCACAGAATCAATCAATCGAGGAAGATAAGGAACCTTTTCATCTGCCGGTCGCTGTTGACAATAAAAATATAAAATCGAATCTTTACAAATATCTGCTACTAAATTCATTCTTTTCAATGAACCTTCATCGGCATGAGGACATTGTTTCCATTGTCCAGATAAATACGGCATATTTAATAAATTACCGATATTGTAACCAGCCCTTCTCTCATCATTCGAAAATTCAATCTCTTTATCATAAATAATAATATCTTCAAAAGTTAAATTCCGTTTTAACATTTTATAAATAAAAATACAACATACTTTTTATATTGATTTTAGGCTTATATCAATATAAAAAATAAAAAATAAAATACAATTATATATCCTTAAATCGATTTCCTTTCACAAAGATTAATTCTGTTTTTTCCCATAATTTTCCACCATCATTATCAAAGGTTACATCTCCTAAAAAATGAAACGGATAGTGTTCTGCAGGTTTGGTTTGAAATGTGAAATCAACCCCTTCATACAACTTTTGTAAAGAACCAATATTCCAACCCTTTTCAATGATTTTCCTAGACATTAAAATTTCTTTATTAAAAATAGCATCCCAAATATCTTTCGAATAATTTGTAATACTCAAAATTTGTATTTCCATCAAATATTCTACGGTTTCTTTATTCATACTAAAAATATAGGATTGAATATGACTATGAATATAAGGATTCACTATCATTTCTACTCCGGCATTATTAATGGTACTACCAAATAAATGAATATTATCTTTTTTCAATCCATTCAAGTACATATCCGTCCATTTACCTTCATAATCATCTGGTAAAAAAGGTCCAAATACGGATGAATTTGCAAAAATAAAAGTTTCATAATTTTTATATAAATGATTATGTAATAATCCTTCTGACCATCCGCCAAAATCACACCCCAGATTCTCTCTTTTGAAAACAGAAACATTTTTATAATGGGGATATTCAAAATTCAATTCTTTATTATTGCAAATAAGTAAAAAATCGATTTGATCATCTTCAAATACCGCATTTTTAAAAAAATGTTCTACTCTTTCATTCAATAAATGAAATACATATAATACCAATGTTTTTGAGTTGGCCATTTATCTTTATCTTTATCTTTATCTTTATATTTTAACTCAATAATATCCAAAATGTGCAAAGATATAAAAGAATATATTTATTTCAATAAAGAGAGAAGAATATAAAAAAATGTTTGAGAATTATTTATTACATTTCCCTTGGTTGACCATCTTTTTTTATGCGTTCATTGTTTTCCTTCTTGTGTTTTTGATAACCCTACTTTACTTGAGATCAAAATATGGATTCTGGGTTTCCCAACCTGTTTTTCATTCCTATGATTTTTCTTATTATTTGTATCCTCCAGGGATTATTCGAATGGATTTACCAGAAAAGAATAAATATACAAATTTTAAGGATATTACAACCACATTTTATAATGAATTGACTTCTCTCCAGAAGTTGGAAATGATTCATTTACTTCAACAACATTATTTACGAAAGGGAGAGAATATTTTCTTACCTGAATCCATGAATGTTTTTCCTTATTTTGAAGGATTATCCCATGAATCTTTATTGATTGGAGAGAAAGAAAATATAAAAAATATAAAAAATATAAAAAACACAAAAAACAAAGAAAATCCTTGTTTTTTTTCATTTTACTGGGAAAAATCACTTCTGACCGACTTAAAAAAAGGCACGATTATTGAAAATAAAAAAATCATTGCATCGATGACTAGTCGTCCAATCAAAATCCGGATTTTGAAAGGGAATGACCCGAATGCAACTTTTCTTGCTTATTACGTGGATTATTTATGTGTCAATGAATTCCATCAAAAAAAAGGAATCACTTCTCAGATGATTCAAACTCACGAATACAATCAAAGACATTTGAATAAAAACATTCAAGTTTCTTTATTTAAGAGAGAAGGAGAATTGACTAGTGGGATTGTTCCGCTTTGTATTTATACCACCTATGGATTCTCGGTTTTCACTTGGAGGAAACCTATATCCCTTTCACCAAATTATCAAATCATTGAATTTTCAAAACAGAATCTACATTTGCTACGCAATTTTTTGAAAGAGAATGAAGACCATTTTGATATTTTGTTGGAACCTTCCTTTTCGAATTTACTTGAATTGATTCAAACCAAAAATATTTATGTTTGTGCGGTTTTAGAAAAAGAAAAAGATGTTGTTTTATGTGTTTATTTTTATTGTAATTCGTGTGTTTTCATTGAAAAAGATTTGAGGATTTTGACTTGTTATGCATCGGTAAAAAGCGATGCGTGTTCCACAGAGATTTTTATTCAAGGATTCAAAAATAGTTTCTGGAATACGGCAGACAAAAATAATTTTGGGTTTTGTCTCATTGAAAATATTAGTCACAATCATTGGATTATTGCAAATCTATTGAAAAAATCGACACCTGTTCTAAAAAGTCAAACGGGCTATTTCTTTTATAATTTTGCCTATCCGACCTTTTCTGCGGAGAGAGTTTTTCCGTAGGGGGGAGTCTCTACGGGAGTACCCCCTCATTGCTTTTTACTTAATAAACTCGGCGCGGAGTTTCTACAACAATCTCTAAAATAATATTATGCTTTGCTAAACAAAGCACAATATTATTTTCTTTTTCTTTGTAGAAACTCCCGCGCCAATACACCAAATCAAAACAGCAAGGAGGGGGTATCCCTCCCGAAGGGAAGGAAGGGGGGACACCCGTAGGGAGTCCCCCTACCTAGCGGACATATTTCCCAACTCGGGCAAAAGAATCCACAATAAAAATAATAAATATTCCTAAAAAGGAATAAAGAATCACTTCTTCAGTGACATGATTGGTTTTTTCATCTTGTTGTTCTTCCAATAAATGAATCATATAATTTAACTTTTGCATAAGAGCCTCTTGAGAAGGAGAGGAGGAGTTGGAAGAACCAGAATAAGAGTTACTCATATTCAAATAAGCCTGGGTCTGGAAACCGTTTGCATTTGCATTCTCATAATACCCAGGAGTATTATGGTAAGGTGCTTTTTGTAAAGTCTGATTCACATTGGAGTTGTAATGAGGAATATATTTTTTATAATAATCCTCTGCCGTCTTTTGATTTCCATAATTGGATTGAAAATTATTCAAGTCTAAATTCTCTTCTGCATTATAAAATGGTTTTGGTACTTTTCCTAAAATCTCTTGAATTTGTGCATTCGGATTCGGATTTGGGTTCGGATTTTGCATATTTTCTGTTACGGGTGGTTTTTGAACGGTAGAAACAGGCATGGATGGTGGAGTAAAATTGGAATGAAAATCACCCAAACTATCATCCCCATCATCCATATTGGAGTCATTATGTATCTTTTCTAAAACGCTATTTACTTTATTTGTATTAAAACTTTCTTTAGGATATTTTTTTTGAGTTTTATTATGATGCGATGAATTTTTTTTATAAATAGGCGGTGGTTGATCATTATTTTCATTATTATCAAATGGTGCCGCATACATTGCTAAAGACATTCCTCTTAATAAAAATTAAGATAATAATTTATATCTTTGCACCCTTGAAGATTTTAATTCGCATTTTATACCGTTGAAGAATTATCAAGTTAAGTTCAAGAATGTAAAATGATAAAGATTTGGTTGGTGTAAAGAAATAAACTTCCTAAAAGAATAAAAAAATATACCTTTTTATTATATGACAGAAATACAAAATTTAAATAAGCACGCAATTATTTGTATGATTATTTTTTTATTAATGGTTTTATTCTTTTTACAATCGAGGGTTTTTTCCCAACTTTTCCAAACAATTTTAGGAAGAGCCTTTTTAGTGATTTTGATTATTTATATTACTTATTGCAATCAAATTGGGGGAGTATTATTTGTCTTATTTTTAATGATTATGCATACAAATGATTCGACCGTTGAAGGTTTGTCGTTGAGGAATAATCTCATTTCAGAATGGTCAGAAAAATTAAAAGAAGAAGAACGAAACCAAGCAGCAGTAGATGCAATGGCAAGTGTAAATGGAAGTAGTGACCCACATAAAATCTTTTTAAAAAGTGCCGCAACTATTGCACAAGATTATAATAATGAAAACCCGAATTCTCCATTTTTTAGCATTATGCCAGCCAAAGTAACACTTGTATCTGCTGTAAGAGCAGCAAAAGCAGCAAATTCACCAACTGCAGTAGCAACTGCACAATTAAATTATCTAGAATCCCTTGCAACCATTGCAGAAAAAATTGCAAATAGTAAACCATTCTCAAAAGAATCAGTTGCATTTAAAAAAGCAAAACAAGCAGAAACAGAAGCATCCATCAAAGCAGAACCAAGACCAATGGCCTCAAGTGTTACACCAATCCTTACAACTACATCTTTAGCACCAACTTCTACCACTAATGCTGCAACTGTAACAACAACGGCACCTGTAACAACAACAACAACAACAACAACAGTATCACCAGAACAACGACTAAAAGATGCAATTGCAAACCCAAACTCACCAGATGGAATTTATCTTAGAGAACATATAAAAACATATCCAAACTCACCTGAAGCAAGAGCATATGTAGAAGCATATCCAGAGTCACCAGAAGCACTTGCATTAAAAGCAAATAAGGTAACATTAAGTGATCAAGATAAAATAAAGATAGACAAGGCGGTAGCAGATACGATCGCAATGGCAAAAAATAGTAAAATGCCACAATTCATTTATCAGTCAAAGTCTGCAGAAATAGCACAACAATATTTAGATAAAAATCCTGACGATTTATATGGTATTATAGACACAAAAATACAACTTTCAAAATCAGTAGATGCAGCAAATACACCAGGTGCGACAAACCCAGAAGGACAAATAAAACTTGCCCAAGCAATTTATCTAGAAACTGTTACACGTACGGTAAGAGATATCGCACGTAACTTGGGTCCATCTTCACCAGAAGCAATTGCATTAAAAAAAGCAGAAGATGAAAGAGACGGGATAAATACATCTGTTGTACCAGAACCAATCGCTACATCTAGTATACAACAAACCCAAGTACAAACAGATGCACAAGCACGCGAAGATGCAAAAAATTTAATTAAAACCCTTACCCCTAGTCCCACACAAAGTGATACATCTATCCTAACCCAAATAAAAAAAACATTTACTTGTACTGAAAATTTCAAAGCACTTGAAGGTTTTGATTTGTTAGGATTCGAAGATAATATGAAAAGAGGTAAACAATCCAATTCTATCCAAGTAGGAAATTCATATCATCAAAATTCCGAGGACGTAATGCCTTATGAAAAATCCTTTTTTTCACCTTTTCACTTTTAGTAAATCTAGAACCAGAATCTAAGTAATAAATATTTTATCTCCTAAGTATAAGATATTTTTTTTACATAAAATGGCCAAAGTAAAACTACCAAAAACACCGGTTCCACCGAAATCTTCTCTCTTTTCACCAATTACAAATGCGTTGCATTATTTAAATCATCACGTAATGTTTTTAAATAATAGTAAATTTTTCGCAGGAATTGTCATGATTCTTTTAAATGTGGGTTCAAAATTCATTACCATTCAATTTAGTAAATCCACCGAAGAATATTTGAAATTCTCTTTAAGTAAACAATTATTAGTCTTTTCCATGTCGTGGATGGGTACTCGTGATATCTATACCGCGCTTGGATTAACTGCCATTTTCACTATTTTATCCGACCATTTATTTAATGAAGACAGTCATTTATGTGTCGTTCCTCATAAATATCGCGTTTTAAATAAAGCAATTGATACAAATGATGACGGACAAGTTTCCGAAACCGAATTGGCGGAAGCAATTGCGGTTTTAGAAAAGGCAAAAAGAGAGAAACAGAAAAAAGAAAATCGAGACAATTTTGCCAAATTCGATTACCAGAAAATACCTATTTCAAATTAAGGTTTTTTTTGAAAACTTGTCATCATAGATACCACTGCATTTTTTGCATTTTTTTTCATATCACTCGCTACCGTTGTATAGGAATGAGTGATATCTTTCCATTGTTTTTTACAAGGGATTTTCTTCAATTCTTCTTCGGTTAATTTTTCACCCTTTTTTAAACTAAGAAAAATGCGGATTTGATATTTTGGACCCGTTAAATATTTTGTATTTCTTTTTTTATACGTACGATTCTGGTAAGAATAAGGTATTCGACCGTAAGAATTTGTTCGACCGTAAGAATAAGGTGTTCGACCGTAAGAATAAGTATTCGGTCTTCTACGGTAAGAATTTGTTCGACCGTAAGAATTTGTTCGACCGTAAGAATTTGTTCGACCGTAAGAATTTGTTCGACCGTAAGAATACGGTCTTTGACGGTAAGAATAGTTTCTAGGATACAAAGAATAATTCTTTTTACGTGTTCTAGCACCCCCTTTTTTTATGAAGGTGGAATTTATTTGGGGTACAGGAATCTCATAATTCGGTCCGTATAGTTCCTCTTCCGTATATTTGCTTGGTTCGGCCGTTTCCAAATACCAATTCCCCTTTTGCCATTCGACAAATTCAACGTAATATTTCTCTCGATGAATATAGAAAACCCCATTGGTTGGAAACAAAGTATCTAAAGTAATCTGAATATTACGATCCACATTTCCAGGACTCGCTTCTTTCAATGTTTTTCGGGGAGGAAGAAAAAGTGCGGTATAGTTATTCAACTGATGAAACATTTGACTGTTGAAAAAAGAGAGAATACGTGAATTTTCAGGAATTTTACGAATAATATTTGCGTCAAGAGGTTGTAAAGGATTGAAATAGATATTATGACTAGGCGCATTTGGTAAAGTTAATACCGGGTCATATTTGAATTTTTTATATGGTAGATTGGTTTCAACAATGATTTGTAATTTGGTTGGTATCATGGGTATTTTTTGTTTGATTCTGTTTTTGTTTATATTTTTATTGGTTCTCATTATGGTTTTGTTATTTTGGTTCATTCAATCGTGTTATAATATATCTACAAAAAAAGTACAAGAAAATTAATCCTCCAATTCAAAATTGAAAGAAGGACAAAACAATTCCTGAATAACTTGATCAGCAAGTTCAATGTAATTATCATCACATAATTTCATAGTAACACCGTGTGCCATTGCCAAAACGAGTTGTACTTTTACATAAGGATCGCTTATTTTCAACCCCATTTTTTGCAATTCATTTTGATTCAAATAACGGTCGAATTCTTTCAAAAAAGAATACAACTGATATTGATTCGCTTTTTTCGATTCATATAAAACTTGCCCTATTATTTTCGAAGTTAATGCAATCATTTCTTCCCTATTTTTTCCCGATAAATCTTTTACCAAATCCAAGGATTTATTTTCTGGGGTAACAATAATACCCGATTCTAAAATCATCCGAGCAGTATCTTTCACAGGTCTTTCCATCATTCCTAAAATACATTCAAAAAGTGTATTTCGAAATTCTTCTTCCAATTCACATAAAATACCGAAATCAAAAACGCCGATTTTATACGGATATAAAGAATCCGTTGCATCTTTGATAAAAACAATGTTTCCACCGTGTAAATCTCCGTGGGTAACTCCGTGTAAAAAACTAGTAACAAACCCGAATTTCAAAACCGATTTTGCAAATCCAAGAGAATCATTTTTTTCCGTTTCAACCAAGGTCTTTCCTTCTACAAAATCCATGAATATTACGTTTTGATAACGCTCTGTAATATGCGGATAAACTTCGGGGATAACAACGTATTTTAGATTCGCACAATTCCTTTTCACGAGTTTGATATTTTCGACTTCTTTTTGAAAATCAGTTTGTTGTTGAATGATTTCCACATTTCTCTCGACCAATTCAACCAATTTGTATTTTTTCACAAAGTTCAAATTCAGCAAATCCAAACAAAAAACGGAAGACAAGAAAGACAACCCAGACAAAAAGGATAAGATTCCTTCAATCCCACATTGAAGTTTTCTTTCAATGTCCTTTCTTTTCATTTTAATAATGTAGGGTTTACTATGACCCAGGCGTTCTCTCGCTAGAAAAACAAGAGAAATCATTCCTGAATTCATAGGTTCTTTTTGTTCTAAAACCAAATCATTCTCAAATAAAATGGAGTTCAAGGTTTCATAATCGATTTCATTGATATGATAAGGTGCCCGATCTGTAAATTCAATCAATTCATTATCGAATCCTTCAGTTAGAGCCAAGGCTTGAAATAATTTCACATATAAAATATTATATTGCGCTAGTTTTTTACATATATTTCCAATGAAATAAGAATAAGAATAAGAACGATTCACGTAAATATAAAAACAAAAGAGATAACTAATGTATTCGCTGAAAATCATCCATCCAATTTGTAAAAAAGAGAGAAAGGAAACGATTTTTTGGTAGAAACCAAGAGATCGATTGACAAACATTTCAATATAATCATCCATTTCTAAGTTTTCATCTACGCTTCTATTTTCACCTATTCCTCCATAGTCATTGAGTATTTGAATGGGTGATTCGATCCTTGGTAAAAAAGAAGAGATAAAAATTGGTGAATCAATAAACTTTGCTAAAAAACGATTCATTATGGATCGATATATTAGAATGTATAGTTCTCTATAAATTGTTTTAATCTTGAAAATACTTTATAAATAATCGTACTTATCATTTTTTCTAAAAAAGCAGGTATTTTCATTTTTTTCTGGTTGATTTTGATTTTATTCGAAAAATGCATTTTATGTTCATTGAAAAAAATACATTCGACGTCCATTCGTTCAATTGGTAATGGATAGACATTTTGTGGAATGTGTTCCGGTGTCTTGAATTCCCCCTTTTCATCGAGAATAAATTGGGATTGAAAAATGATTTTACTTGTTTTTTTAGTAATAGGGTCTTTTTCGACCTCCTTTTTAACTTTCAAATAGGCAAAACGTTGCGGGATTCCTAAATCTGGAAAGAGGTCTTTCATAATAAAAATAATATTGGCTTCCAAATCATTGATTTTATGTAATTCGGTTTTTTCATAAATATCCCTATTTAAATCATAGACTAATTTCATCATATCAAAATCAATGATTTTCTCTAAAATTAAATTTTTATTTTCAATTTCACATTGCATATGATATTCTTCATCTTGTGTTTTAGAAATACATATTGTATTTTTTTCAAGTAATAAGGTTTCTTTTTTTTTATCGTTTTCTTCTTGCATTTTTTCAAGTTGTAAAAAAAAATAAGAAAAATATATTATAAAAAAAGATTCTAAAAAAAGAATTTTATCGAAAGGATTTGTTATTTTATTATATAAAATGAAAACCATTTAAATTGTCTTTGATATAATATATAGAAATCCAATGAAACATCTTTTAGGATTATTTTATCTGTCTCTTTCCTTTTTTTCCAAAGGTTACTTGAAAAATACCTCTTGGAGATCCAAAGGACTTTGTCAAGAAAAATGTTTTGTGAAAGATATGTCTGTATTTTACAAAAAAGGAGATTATCATTTTTCAGAGCGTTATTATCGAGACTATTTACGACGATTAAATTCGAAAAATATTACGGTTCAAACCAATAGTATTTTAGGGTTGGATGAACCCAATTTTTTTGATGATAATCAAAATAATACCAATTCGAATAATTTGAGCGAAGAAGATTATGCAAACCATCGTAATTATGGAATCAGTAAACGATATATTTATCAAAAAAATAAAATTAATGGAGGACAGAAGATTAAGATCTATATGAATAAGGCAGCCGCGGAATTATATCAACAAATGAATGGTGGATTTGATAAAAGAATACAGATTTTTGACAATTTTGGTAACCTAGAAAATCAAAACAATACTGAAGACGAAGATAATGAGCAACCCTTTTTCCGTAATCCTTATGTTCCGTATTCAAGACCCTCTTCTTCTTCCAGTGAAAAATCCAAATCGGAAAATTTTGAAGTGGTTAAAAATTATCAACTGAATTTTACTCATATTGGTGGCTACCAAAACATCAAAAAAGAATTGGAACAGTGTATTGATATGTTGAAAAATTATCAAAAATATGCGAAATACAATGTACGTATTCCAAAAGGATTGATTTTTGAAGGTCCCCCAGGAAATGGGAAAACCCTTTTAGCGAAAGGATTGGCCGGAGAAGCAGGTTGTGGTTTTATTTCGGTTTCTGGTTCTGATTTTCAAGAGAAATATATTGGGGTAGGTCCTACTCGTATTAAAGAATTATTCACTTTAGCCAAGAAAAATGTTCCTTGTATTATTTTTATTGATGAAATCGATGCGGTAGGCAGAAAACGTTCTGGAGATGGAGAGACGTCATCTAGTGAACGAGATAATACCTTGAATGCACTTCTTGTGGAAATGGATGGTTTTAAAAACAATACGGGAATCTTCGTGGTTGGTGCAACCAATCGAGTTGATCTTCTCGATAAGGCGTTAATGCGTCCCGGGCGTATTGATAAGAAGATTTATATTGGAATGCCTGACGCTATCACGAGAGAAGCGATTATTCATATTCATATTCAAGGGAAACCTTATAGTGAAAATATTATTCTGAAAGATTTGGTGGAAATAACGGAAGGATATTCCGGTGCTCAGATTGAGAATTTATTGAATGAAGCGATGTTGAATGCATTGAGAGAGGATCGGACCGAATTCACTCATGAGGATTTTGATATGGTTCTGAATAAAATGATTGCTGGTTGGCAACCAAGTGAACATGAGTTCACGAGTGATATTATTGATCATATTGCGATTCACGAGATGGGACATGCCATCGTAGGTATTCTTTCCAAACATCATTCCAAAATGTCAAAAGTCATTATTAATTTATCTTCCCCGAAAAGTCCAGGCTATACCGTATTTGAAAGTTCTACGTCAAATATTTATAAACGAGAATCACTTTTTGAACATCTAATGATTCTTTTGGCCGGACGAATTGCAGAAGAAATCTTTTATGATGTCTCTGTCACTACGGGTGCCATCAATGATTTTGAAGAGGCATTGAAATTGGCAGAGAAAATGGTGGTTTATTATGGCATGGGAAAAAATGTGATTTACCCGAATTTGAGTGAAAAATATAAAGAATACATTGATGATGATGTTGCTGAATTAATCAGTGATGCATATCGTTACTCACATATTATTCTGTTAAAAGGAAAGGACTTAATTTCTGAAACCGCAGAAATGTTGAAAAAAGATAAAATCTTGAAAGCCCATGTCATTCAAGAATTGATTAAAGAGAAATATTCTTACCTTTTATAAGGGAACCCGGCGGGTTCCCCTATGACCCCTCCGGCTGCCCTTCGGGGAGGAATATTGTTGCATAACTCGGCGCGTGAATTGACAACTATTTTTACAATCATATTGTGCTATGCATAATATTATTGTTATTTTCTTTGTAGAATCCTCGCGCGCCAAAAAGCCAACGCCCTTAACAAGGATATTTATCCCCGAAGGGCAGCCGGAGGGGTCATAGGGGAACCCGCCGGGTTCCCTTAATTAGATGTCTAAACTAATGGTATTCTTATCCGATTTTTGTTTACGTTTGGCACTACGTTTGGGGATATTTCCAGAAGATTGAAGTTCTTTCAAGTCACTAATACTAATGGTACTACTATCATTCATATTAAATGTTTCATTCACTTGTGGTGACTGAGGAGGTCCTAAATTTACGGTTTTTTCTTGATTGACAAAAGTTGGTTGGGGTAAAGGCATGGATGATTCCTGAATATTAATGGTCTTTGTTTTTAATCCAGAAAGAATATCACTGATATCACTTGGGCCCTTCATTTCAGGTCTTCCATTACCGGAGGAAGAAGAGGTGGTAGGACGTTTGGATCTCTGAGGTGGTTGAATGGGTTCATTAAAAGTTGGTCCACTCGCATAATTCTCGCGAATATTAATACCGTCATCTACATAAATACTATTTCCCATTCCGGAACGTGAAGCGGCATTTAAGTCTGGACGAGTGGCATAATTATTATTTCCTGGACGACCACTTGGTGGTGGCACAGAATTGGGTCCTTGGGTAGCCATGGGAGCAGGAGGTCCACGTCCATATCCGACTTCCGGTTCTGGATTCATTAACCCAGACATAAATCCAGAAAATCCTGGACTACTCTGGGACATTGAATTCACTGCAGCGTTCTGGAAAGAACGCATTAAATCCGGGTTCTGTCGTAAAATATCATCCATTCCAGGCATCGCTGACTTGAACATGGTGTTGGTCATATGAACCATCATGGCACTACCACCTAATTGAAACATCAATTTCAATTCGGGTGCTAAAGAAGCACGCGATTTATATTTCTCATATAATTCTCCAAAAATATCGTCATAATCCGTTATATTTTCATTGATTTGTTCACTCCATCCATCAAGTTTAATATCAAAAGGATCAAAACGATTATTTAAAAATTCGATTCCGTTGATAACCGCCATCATCATATTTCCTTGAAATTTCACGGAATTCTGTTTTACCTTTTCATCCATAATGGTTTCATATTCTCCTTGCATTTCTTCTAAAGGAGAATCCATTGAATATTTCTTCGATAATTCGACCCCCTTCTTTTCCAATCCTTCCAACTTTCTTAAATATTTGAATTTTTCTCTCAATAATTCCTCTTTCGACATTTTAGGTTGAGAACTCACATTCTTATCCGGATTCAAAGGAATATTATTGAATTTGCCATATCCATCCCAGGTTTTTGAATCGGTACTTGTTTCGGCGGTTGATTTCCCAAGAGAAAACCCTTTACTATTACTGTCATTTGTACCATTATCAAAACGAACCGAATGTCTTTCTTGATCTTCCGTAGGTGAAAAGAAATCGGATTTATTGTTGAAAGAAAGGGGTTCGGTGTCTTCGGTTAAGTTATTCAGTTCTTCTTCTAAATTATTCAAATCGTCAATATTGATATCTGTATTTCCTCCTCTTCCAGAACCTTCCTTTATTCGGTCATTCATTAAAAGTTCAATCCCACCTCCAAAATTCGTTGATCTTAAACTATTTCCACCTCCGCTACCGCTAGTACCTAGATCTCTTTCATTAAAATCCATAGGATCATTAAAATCAAAACTAGAAAGTTCAATCATATCTGACATTGTGAATCCTTATTATCTTTATTATAATAATTATTTTTAAGTCCTACGAATTTATAATTATAATTATAATTATAATTATGTTGTATCTGTAGATAATGATTTTACTAAATCTTGATGGTACTAAAATTAATATTTCCAAAACCGGATATAAAAGTATTACTTATATCTTTTAGATTTTGATCCATTTGCGATACTTCGTCATCTACATTGAATGAATTACATTTACGGTTTGCCTCGGTCCAACCAAAAAAATCTAAAAACCAGTTGATTATAATTCCAAAAGTCCATTGATAGATATTATTAAAAAAATCAAAAATAAAACCAGGTACAATATATTTAATCATCTCTATGATAAAAGAAAAAAAGCCATTCACCATATAAAAGGGCATACAATTTGGAAGAGATATAATTTTATCTCCAATCAATTGTATGATATTAAATATTTGAATAAAAATACCACCGATTCCGTTAAAAAGTGCCATCAATGGGTCAATGATTCCTTTTTTTAAAATATCTCCAATTTGAGTAAAAACAGAGACAAATTTCTTTACAATTAAATCATTAAAAGTAGTTTCGATTTGTTTTATGGCATTCATAATTTGAGCCCCAATTGTGTTTTTTAATTGTTCGATTGCATTATTGATTTGACTTTTTATACCATTGGCAAGTTCATTTTTTATTCCATTTAATGCATCATCTACCAAACCTTTTACATTCAAAGATCCAAAAGACATTCTTTAATACTACTTATTAATACTAGTTATTATTTTTAATTTGCAATCATCAAACATAAATATGTATCTAAAAACGTATACTGTTAAAATTTATTTTTCCGAATCCCGCCTTGAAAGAATTACCAATATTTTTGGTCACTTGATCCATTTTTGAAATTTCGGAATCCACATTAAAATTATAACAACGTTGGTCGGCATCAGACCAACCCACAAAATCCCAAAACCAATTGACAAAAATTCCTAAAGTCCAGTTATAAATATTCTTAAAAAAATCAAAGATAAAACCAGGCAAGAAACTCTTAAAGAAACTTACAATCATCTTACTAGTTGCGTCAAAAACATAAAAAGGAATACAAGTGGGGAGAGAAGCAATTTTATCTGCTACTGTTTTTATAATATTAAAGAGTTGAACAAAAACAGTAATGATTCCTTTGAAAAGTGTAATTAACGGGTCGATGATTCCTTTTTTTAGAATCGCACCCATTTGAGTGAATACGGAACCAAACTTGTTTACCATTGTCGTATTTACATTATTTGCCACGGTTGTCGTCATGGTATTTACCTCTTTGACTAAATTATCTTCTATTCCTGAGGTCATGGTATTGATTCCATCATTGACTACATTTTGTAGTTCATCCTTAATTACACCAATTCCGGAATTGATTTCTTTTTGTATTTGTGCTTTTACATCTGCCGTCATTTCAGCCAATTTTATAGCGGCTTCGGCTTCTTCTCTAACTTTTCTTGCAGCATCTTCAGCCGCTTTTTTTGCTTTATCTGCTACAGATTCAATAGAATTACCTACACTTTTAAAAGCATTACTTATCGATTTTGATGATCCACCACCCATTTGTGTTTACTATCTTAGATATTCGTCCGAAAAAAAGATTGAGATTTCTATCCAACTAACTTCTCAGAAAGATACCAATATCCTTGTAAAAAACAATCTGCTAAATCATCTTTCTTTTTATGTTTTTGAAAATGGTCAAAGTGTGGTTGAAACAAGGGATTTTCATTTAATAATTGCAAACATTTTTCAATCCCCGCTTTTTTTCGGTCTTTGTAGTCCAACGGTTTTTTCTTTTCTTTTTCTTTTTCTTTTTCTTTTTTTTCTTTTTCTAATCCAACAATACTATTACTACTGTTACACGTGAAATCCTTTAATTTATTGGCCGAAGAAATAAACTCGATATGATTGACATTTCCTTTCATTATAAAATATTGCGAAATCATCCCTTGAATGGTCTTCATACGATTGGCAATGGGACTGATTTGATTTTCAATAATGACGTAATCAATGGTAAAGGGTTCTCCATTTTGATTTCCGTAAAACATTTCATCCAATTTCAGTTGAATGTTTTTCCCAATCGTAATGATATCTACTTTGGAGGAATTGACCGAATGAATCGATTCCAAACAAGTATCATTTACATATTCATTCAAGAGAGAAATGACATCTCCTTTTTTGGTTTTGGTATCATAAGGAATATGATATTGATCCGCCATTTCAAATAATTTCTGTACTTTTTGTTTATTGATGAATGCGGGTTTCAGTTCATTGGTGGGAATAAGAAAATTTGTTTTTTTGGCATGTTTTAAACAAAAACATTGATGATTTTTAATGAATTTGGCTGGTTTTCCACAAATGTTTGAATCATTGGATGTTTGTTCTGGTTTCTCATGAATACTCATTTTTGACCCTTGTTTTGATTTGGATTTTTTTAAAGGTTTCTCTTTTTCCTTTTCTTTTTCTAAACAAACCAACGTTTCTTTTTCCCCAATATTTAAAATATCCCAATGCGTGATTTGAAAAAACGTCTCTCCTTCCTTTTTTTCAAAACAACAAAGGGCTAAATTCTTAATACCGACATCAATACTCAAAATTCTCATTTCAAACAAATCAAATAAATAAACAATATATTATATAAAATAAATATAATATATAGTTAAACCAAAATTATGACAAATATTCAAACAGAAACCTTAAATGAAAAAGAAACAAAAACGATCCAATACCTTATTTTTGAAAAACATCATATTTTATTATTTATTCTTACGATCTGGACCCTCTTATATTTATCACAATTCTCTTTTCTCACAAAATATTCCATCAATATTTATCAAGTCGCCGCTTTTTCAATGGCTTATCAATACATCAATACAAATATCACCGTTTATCAAATTTTAGGTAGTTCATTTATCGCCTCTTTTACATCTTATTTTATTTACTTATTCCTTCATAAATATACTCGAGTCATCGTATTAAATGCTATTATTACTTTTTGCGTGATTATCTTGACCGATTTTGCCAATTGCTTTACCATCGGTTCTTTAATTTATGCAATGATTGCAGTAAAAGAAATACCTCAACTTAAATCAGGGTATTTATTTTCATTTTTTCTGGCTTGTTTAGCGATCGTTTGTTTTTATTTTCTTTTTACAAAAATTGTTTCTTTCATACAAAAGAAATTTCATTTCTTTGAAGATTATCATCTTCTAGAAAAAAAATGGTACTAAAATTCGGATTCGATTTTTATATCTTTTGTATTTGAATCGAAGGTGCAATCAATCGCGCATTTAATTGTTCTCTTGATAAATATGGATTTTTCAAATCACTATTTGTATAACCATATCCAGGTTGATTATTATCATACGTATTTTTATAAAGATAAGGTACATTATTCGAAGGAGTTTTACCTGTATAAACGTGAGGGCTCAATCCTAAATCGTAACACGCTTCTTCTCCATTGTATTTCATAATAGCGAGTCCATTATGTTGCATGTATTGGCGATATCCCCAATTGGATTGAATATTTTCTTGTTTTTGGATACGTTGATTAATCACAGCGTCCGGTTGCCAAGATGCATAATTTCTACCATCCGCCATAATTGGTGGAAAATTAAAATGAATATTATTTGAACCAGAATAACAAGTTGCCCAAGACATCTTTATATAACCCTTAGAAAAGGTATCTGAATAATTACTTAAACATTCAATTCGCCTAATAATTTATGTAATTCTCCCTTTTTCATTTTATTTGCTTCTTCTAAACCGACTAAACCTTTTTGAACTACTATATTTTTTAATTGTTGTACAGAAAGTTTTTTATAATCCATATGTTCATTTGTATTGTCTAAAGAAATATGAATCGATTTTAAATCACTTGTTAGTTCTAAAGGAATGAATTCATTTTCTTTATTTTCATTATGGATAGTTAAAATTTTGATTTCTTTTTTCTCTTCTTCTTCTTCGACTCCATTCATGGAATCGTCTTCGTCTAAATCACTGAGTTCCTCTAAAGTTGGCATCATTGATTTTTCTTTATGATTACTTCCCTGATAATATGTTTTATCATCATCGATATCCTCTCCCTCTTCTTCGTCTTCATCTTCGTCTTCTTCGTCTTCTTCGTGTTCTTCTTCGTCTTCTTCATCTGTATTATCCTCATCTTCGTCATCTTCATCATCTTCATCGTCATCTTCGTCATCCTCATCCTCATCCTCAGATACCTCAATTTTATTATCATTTAAATAGGTATTGGAAGGAATCGAAACGGTATGAATATTTGAATTTAAATTCGAGGATGCTTCCTGAATTCCTGCTCCACCATTCATTAGATAATGGATTCGCATATTTGCATTATTTAATTCTTCTGTGATCGAAGAAACCAAACTAAACATTGAATTTATCTTATGATTCTGTTCTCTCGCTTTGTTTTCAAAATAAAAGATTAAAAACGAAAGCGCCAATAATAATATTCCTAAAAGCATAAAAAAACTTGGGTTAAACAATTCAGTCAAAGTCATTATTACTCTTACTAAATCCATAGATTATTTAAATCTTTGAATTAACGAATTCCAATCCCAGTTTGTTGCCTATCCCAGTTTGTTGCCTATCCCAGTTTGTTGCCTATCCCAGTTTGTTGCCTATCCCAGTTTGTTGCCTATCCCAGTTTGTTCCAAAATTTTCTGCGGATAATTCATATCTTTTAATATTTGAATTCCTCCTTGAACACTAGAAATTCCTTTTTCCAATTGGTATTTGTATTTTATGGATGATTGATTGTTTTCATTTACATTTGATTCAACCAACATGTGATAATTCTCAATCCTTTTGTTTTTACCCAATTTCTTGCACGCTTTGATAAAATGACTGGTTAAAATACAAGAAACATTATTATATTTCACAAGATAATCAATAAATGCTACTGTACTTAACGTCGCCTCTTCAGGATTTGTTCCAGAATAAATTTCATCAAAAGCGCAAAAATGTCTCTCTTCCTCCTTGTTTTCTTCAATGGTATCCAGAATTTCTTTACAACGCTTGGCTTCTGCTTGAAATAAACTATCACGTCCAGATGTATCTGGAATATTTAAATAACAATGGATATAATCGTACGGTTTTAAATAAGCGGCGGTATAGAAACCGCATCCGAATTGCTGGGTTAAGATAATATTAATTAAGATTGATTTTAGAACCGTTGTTTTTCCAGAAGCATTCGGACCAGTTAAAATAAGATTCCTATCGAAAGAAACGTCGTTTTTAATTGGATGACGGTCTTTTAAAACGACGTAATAATTGTCTTTAAACGAAGCATTTTTTTCTCTTGTCTTGGTCTTTTTATTTTTATTTCTCTCTTGACCTTTTTCTTTCTTTTCAAATTCAGCAAAATGAACTTGTTGTTGGGTAATGTTTTCTTGAAGGCCTTCGATACACTCCAAATAAGTATGAAATTCAAAAGAATATTCCATCAATTCATGATAAATATTATTATCATATAATTCGTAAAAAGTTTTTAGAACATATCCAATTTGAAAGATTTGATTCCAAGAACCTAACGAAAAGAGAGAAAAAGAAGAACTACTGATTTTATCTAATTTATCATAAAGATTGGAAAACTGAATACGTTTATCTTTTAGACACCGATTGAATGATTCATGACTAGACAACGGATCACTATAAGATAAATAATGGTCGATTTTTAATAAAGTATCATGAATATATTCTTTGATCTTCTTCACATATTCGTGTATTTTACTCATATTCATATGAAATCGAATACATAATAAAAAATTTTGATAAATGGAAAAGATATAGAAAAGGGCAGATACGACTAAATAGATTTTTTGGTTTAATTCCACGGAATTCCATTCGGTGAATAATTTACCAAATGCGTGGTTGGAAGCAAGCATTTTTAAAATAGAAATATACTCATTCATCGTAACATCCATACCTTTCATTTTAATAATGAAAAAAGGAAAAATGAGAATAAAAATGGGTAGTAAGAGAGATAAAACGGGGGCACTTAAATTGTAAATACTCATAATTTGTAAAAAACATTCCGATCGGTTTAAAAATTCCCAGATGGGCCAATCGATGTAAAAATATTTTTCCTTGAATCCATTGTCGTTTTTAATTTCTCTCCACCTATCTACCATGGAAGATAAATCGAAATCTTCTTTTCGATCCGATTCCTTGAAAGGTTTGTATTTTTTCAATAGTTTTTGGTAATCTTTTAAAAAGGAAATATCGGTCGTATAATATTTGGTCATTTTATCAACCATTTTATGTTTGTATTCATTTTTGGTGGTTTTATTATCAAAATCCAAATTGAAAACGTAATGATATATTGGTTTTTCTTTTTCATATTTTTCTTTCTCTTCTTCTTCTTTTTCTGAAACCAACTCTTCGTTCTCGGTATGTGATAACTCTAAATCTTTGATGATATTTTCTTTCGTCCTTCTTTTTTTTTCATTGTAAAAAATCGGTAGTTCGAATATTTCTGTTTCGGTTTCTATCACTGTCATTTATAACAGTCATAGAAAAATTATTATTAAAGGGAACCAATGGTTCCCCTTTGACCCCTCCTTTTCACCTAACACCCTTTCTTTTTATTATTAAAGGGAATCAATCGATTCAGGGAAACTTATCCCGAGTTTGATCTCTCTTTTTGTATTTTTATACAGTTGCATACAAAAATTATAGTTTTACAATAATAAATTTGAAAAATAATCATGATACAAAAAAATATAAAAGATACCAGATATTGTCCCCCCAATAATCATACTAGGATAGTATTTTTTTCCAACAAATAAAACTGTAAATATTAGAAGACATAACATTGTCATATTAAAAAAAATAAGATTCGGATAGTTGTTTCTTTCTAAAATACCAAATAGTAAAAATATGAAAGAAATCGAAATTAACCATAAAAACATTACGGTTGTCCATTGAAACATTATATATAATAATTAGAAAATCACCTAACCCTTAAACTCCCTTGAAAAACGATAAATCCCCCGGTAATTCCTTAATTTCACAAGCATAATACCCCTCAATTTCTTTTAATTTTTGTACATCGCGTCGAGTAATGAAATTGATTCCTGTACCCTTTCTACCCCATCGACCACTACGACCAATCCGATGTAAATAATTATAAATATCTTTTGGAATATCATAATTAATGACGGTACTTACTTGTTGAATATCAATTCCACGCGAGGTCACATTCGAAGAGATTAACACCCGGGATTTGCCATTACGAAATTCTAAAAAAGATTTCTCTCTCTCGTTTCGGTCCATATTACTATGAATACAACATACTGGAAATCCATCTTTCAACATCAAGTAATATAAATCTTCAACACGTCTCACACTATTACAGTAAATAATGCATTGGGATAAAGAAATGTTGGAATATAAATCTTTCAAGGTATCATATTTTTGATATTCATCTTCCAAAGCAACATAAAATTGACTAATTCCTTCTAAAGTAAGTTGCTCCGATTTGACAATAATTTTCACCGGATCCCGCATAAATTTTTCGGTAATGGCAAAAATATTAGGAGGTAGGGTTGCACTAAATAATGCCACTTGAACATCACTATTCAAATATTTAAAAATATTATAGATCTGTTCTTTAAAACCTTGGGACAAAAGTTCATCTGCTTCATCTAAAATAATCATTTGAATCGTTTTGGTATTAATTCGGTTACGACGTATTAAATCATATAAACGTCCTGGACAACCACATAAAATATGACCGGGGTTTCTCAATTGTTCCACATTTTCATCTACCGATGAACCGCCATAAAAGGTTTGTACTTTCAACTTTGGTATCATACTACCAATTCCTGAAACGACCGCACTTGTTTGAATCGTTAGTTCACGTGTAGGTGAAATAATGATTACTTGAGCGACCGGGTCTTCTACCTTTATGATACTTAATGCACCAATGGAAAAAGTGGCCGTTTTCCCAGTTCCAGATTGTGCTTGTGCAATAATATCTTTTCTCATGATAATCGGTTTAATCGCTTTTTTTTGAATGGGACTCGGATTTTCGTAACCATACGCATAAATTCCTCGTAAAATGGAGACATCCATTTCTAATTCATCCCAATGATGAATATCATAATTATTGTTGTTGTCGCCATTTTCTTTTACATTGAGTGGGTTGTCTTCATTCCGTAGATGAAAATCTTCTTCGCTGTTTATATTATTTTCCAAACTATTCTTCATTATATAATATATTATAATTTGGTTATATTTAAGTTTATTTAAAAATGAATATAAATAAAAAAATTGATATAAATGAATCAAACTATAATTAATATAATATTATAAGAATGGAGATACAAAAACAATATTCATTGCAAGATTTTCGTACTATTATATTTAATGGATTTCATTTTGAATTATCTGAATCTACGTTAAAATTAATTAATGAAATATCCAATGAAGTTGGTTCTCCTAGTTATGTAAAAACACCGATTTTTCAAAAAAAAGAAAATCCAATAAAAATAAATTCGGATTATCAAAATAGTAAAATTGATACAGAAAATACGAATACGTCTTCTGGGTATCATAAGAAAGTAAGACGTAATCATGTAGAAACTGGGAATGATGATCATTGGGAAACCATTCGTAGTTTTCATACCACAAAAATAGAACAAAAAACGGGTATTGAAGCACAATTTGATGTCATACGTTCCTATTTAAATAAATTGACTGATAAAAATGTGGAAGATATGTATTCTCGTATTTCTATTATTATTGAAGAACTAAAAAAGAATGATATTAATGATAATGTGTTGGACATTGTATATAATCAAATTTTTGAAAATGCTTTTATGAATCGTTTTTATTCCAAGATTTATGTTTTATTATATTCCAAAGTTTTGGAAAAATATGATACTCCTTTATTAAATCATAAAGAAAAACAGACGATTGAATTAGTAAATAGAATTCAACAATCTATTCAAACCATTGAATATGTGGATTCTACCGTAGATTATGATAAATTTTGTAAAATTAATAAAGAAAATGAGAAGAGAAAATCCATGTGTGAATTTTTAGTAAATTTGATAAAACAAGAAATGATTGATATTGAAATCGGTGTTCAATTATTAAATAAATTATTTGAATTTTTATTTCAATGGATAAAGATGGAAAATAAAAAAAATGAAGTGGATGAAATCGCAGAACTGATTTCGGTTTTATGGAAAAAGGACATGTATGATTGCGTTGAAAAAGAATATCAGTTTTTGAAAAAGATTCGAATATTAGCGAGTGTCAAGACCAAGGATTATTTGAGTTTGACCAACAAAACGATTTTTAAATTTATGGATATGAATGATACGTAGAGTAGGGTAGGGGGATGTATGTCCCCCTACAAAGGGACTTAAAAACAAATCACTATTTTTATTTATATTTATATTTATATTTCGTTGACTAGATAAATAATGTCCGATGAACATATTTTTTTTACCTTGGAAGAATTTGAAGATAATGAAAATGAAAGCGATTTGATGAATCATGATTCCGTACCTTGTTTTTGTCAAGGTGACATTGTTTGTGTTTTTTGTTTGAAAGAAATAGAAACAGAACCTTTGATTCTTACAGATAATACCGGATTTCAATTTGACATTGATATTGATGACGAGATGTTTTCTAGAAAAGTAAATTATCAAGTTAATTTCACTGTAAAACAATTGTCCATGATATGTGATTATTACGAAATAAGGTCACGAAATAAAAATAAAAATGAATTAATTGAAGCGATTGTTTCTTTTGAAAATGAACCCAAAAACACTCATACTGTTTTAAAAAGAAAGAAATTATGGTTTTATTTGGAAGAATTAAAAAAAGACTCTTTTACGAAAAAGTACCTCTTATTTTAAGGGAACCCCTCATAGAACCTATGGTTCTATAGAGGGTTCCCCTATGACCCCTCCGGCCAGATTTTCAGGACAAAGTCCTGAAAATCATATTCCCTTCTGTGATGATTATTGTTGCCTGACTCGGCGCAGTGTCGACAATTATTTCCACAATGATATTGTGCTACGCATAATATGATTGTTATTTTCTTTGTAGAACTCGCGCGCCAAGAGGAGGGGTTAAAGGGGAACCTTAGGTTCCCCTTAAAGGGAGGGGTCAAAGGGGAACCGTACAGGTTCCCCTTATAATATGTTGATTTATATTAGTAATGGTCCTATCGAAAATAAATCCTCAAGTCAGTTATCCAGAGTTAAAAACAGTGGACGCCAATGATTTTCAAAAAGAAGCCAATTTGTATCAAATTACGGTTGATGGTATCGACATCATCATTGCAATCGGCTCTGCGAAAAACACCTACGATAAAAAAAATATATTGTATTTTCCGATTTATTTAGTAAAAGAAAACAACAAGGTAGTTCAAATCGGTGTCTACGAAATAAAAGCAAGCAATTATTTAATTATTTTAGACGATGACCAATTAGATATTGACCGTTTAGACAATCCTCTTATTTATACTTATGTCACCAAAGATTGGTTATTGAAATCCAGATTGAATCCTGACAAAGAAGATTCAGAGATTACCGATTTAGGACAAAAAGAAGAAGAGGAAGAAGAAGAGGAACAAGAAGAAAGAAAAGAGAATTTGGAAACCTATGAAATTCCAGAAGAGAGAAAAGAGAATTTTGTTCAAACCAAGGGAATCAAGATTCCTGGTTTTCTCCAAGAAGAAACAAAGACGATTGCAAAAAACATAAGAGATACTTATCACGAAACCAAAGAACATCTTTGGATACAAAAATACATGAAAAATCCAAATTATGAAATCATTGATAACGAAGGCTCCGGGGATTGTTTTTTCGCCACTTTACGCGATGCCTTTTCAAGTATCGGTCAGCAAACAACCATTACTAAATTACGAAAAATGCTAAGCAATGAAATCACGGATGAACTTTTCTACGGTTACAAAGAACATTACGATATGTATCATACCGCACTTGTTACGGATACCAATCAAATCAAAGAATTGGATGCACAATATAGTTCCTTGAAAGAAAAATTCAATCAAGTCTTGGATCGCAATGAGAAAAAAACACTTTTGGATAATGCGAAAAAAATAAAAGATGAACATGATCGAATCATTCACGAGAAAAAGGTAACCGCTCAAATTTTGAACGAATATAAATTTATGAAAGGCGTTGATACTGTGGAAAAATTCAAAAAGAAAGTACAATCGTGTGAATTTTGGGCAGATACCTGGGCATTATCTACCATGGAGAGAGTACTCAATATAAAGATGATTCCTTTGTCTTATGAAGCCTATCAAACCAAAGATTTAAACAATGTGATCCAATGTGGTCAATTAAATGACCGTGTATTAGAAAACAAAGGGGTATTTCGTCCCGAATTTTATATCATGGTAGATTTCAATGGTTATCATTATAAATTGGTCAGTTATAAAAATAAATCGATTTTGAAATTCGCAGAATTACCCTATGACCTAAAAAGAAAAATTATTGATAAATGTATGGAAAAAAACGCGGGTCCTTTTTCTCTCATTCCTGATTTCCAAAAAATGAAAAAAGAAATTTCTGCCAAACAGAGTTCCCATCGAGGGGAAGAAGAAGACAATGTGTATTTGGACACCGAATTAAGTGAAGCAAAACTTCGCGGTTTATACGATGATGATATTGTCTTTTTATTTTATATAAAATCTAATGATAAACCACTTCCTGGGAAAGGGTCTGGAGAGAAAATACCGAAAGACCATTTGAAAGAGTTTGCCAAGTTGGCTACCATTCCTCAATGGCGTAAAAAATTATCCAATTTCTGGATTGCACCTTTTACCTTGGACAATCATCAATGGTCTTCCGTTGAACATTATTATCAAGCAAGTAAATTCAAAAAGGGAAATCCGGATTTTTATTTGAGTTTCTCTTTGGATTCTGGAACGGAAATGTCCAAAGACGCGGCAATGGCAAAATCGGCGGGTGGAAAGACGGGGAAATACAAGGGTGAATTGCTTCGTCCAAGAGAAGTAGAAATCGACGCGGATTTTTTCGGGAAAAGAGACCAAAAGAGTTTGAAAGAAGCGCAAACGGCAAAATTTTCGCAAAATGCGGATTTGAAAGAATTGTTGGTTGCTAGTAAAAAGGCAAAATTAATGAGTCATAGTCGCGGGAAAGAACCGGTGACTATGGATTCTTTGATGGAGATTCGTAGTGATTTATCTATCTAATTCTGTGTATTTGTACTTGTTACTTTGGGTGGTAATTGTTGTTGGTCTGCCTTCAGCGAAGGCAAAGGTGTTGGTACTGTAGGAATCGGAATGGGTACTAACATGGTTGATAGGTTCATGGTTGCTGGTGGATAAGGAGTGGTATTGGCCACATTTTGTGCGACGTAAGGACTTGGTTGTATGGTGGTTGCAGGTGGGGAAGTCACTGCTGATGTAGTTGATTTTTTTGAACAATTATTGCCCAAAGCATCGGTTCTTGAAGTAATTTTATCTGGACAACAACCGTACTTACTTAGTCCACAATTATTCTTTGGTTCTTCCACAGTAGACGTGGAAGTTGTAATATAAATAGTATTTGTAAAAAGGAAAAAAAGGATGAGAACTCCGATGATAATAAAGATCCAAGTAGTTTCCATAAGGTTCGTTTCTATAAATATAACCGGATAAAATATTATCTTTTTTTCTTCTTTTCTTTTTTCTTTTCTTTTTTTCTTTTTTTCTTCTTTTTTCTTTTTTCTTTTTTCTTTTTTCTTCTTTTCTTTTTTATAAAAGATAAAAGAGGTAAAAGAATATAATAATTTACTATTATAGTAAAGTATTATAGCGATTTTTCTTGATAAAAATGATAAAAAATAAACTTAGCCCAGAAAGTCGTTCCCTCATCAAATATTTTGCATCACTACCCATTGAAAAAATAAAAAAACAGAATCATAAAAAAACAGAAAAATTGTTTACCGAATTCTTTGAAGAAATGAAAAAGATTGATTCTTTAAAAAAAGAAGTATCTCATTCTCAAATCCGCAAAATAAATACAGTCGCCCAAATTCCTAAACCAAACAACTTTAATAGCAAGGGGTTTCCACAAGAAATTCGTAAACATATTGAAGAAACGGCCGTTTATCAAATCGAATACCAGTTTTCTCTCCTTGGTAGAAATATCAAAGTATATTTTATTTTGGAACCTCAGGATATTCATCAACCTATTGAGGTTTTTTCCCAATATGTAGAGAAAATGATCATGTGGCTGTTACTCATTGACTCCTATGCTTCTAAAAAATGTTCTAAAACACTGACCATTTATGTTTATTTGACTTCTCTCTTGAAGATTCTACCAAATTCGTCGATTGATATTATCAGTGAAAATCACGCCAATACCGCATTTACCTATACTTGTATTCCTGTATCTGAAATTGTTATTTTTCGCAAGGAAGAATGGTTTAAGGTTTTTTTACATGAAACTTTTCATAATTTTGGTCTTGATTTTTCAGCGATGACGAGTGATTATTGCAAGGAACATATCTTATCCATTTTTCCAGTAAATTCCGAGGTAAATTTGTACGAAGCGTATACGGAATTTTGGGCGGAAATAATGAATTGTTTATTGACCAGTTTTTTTCTACTTCCAAATAAAAACGACTTACCAAAGTTTTTAGAAATGAGTTATTTCTTTATTGACTTGGAGAGAAAATTCAGTTTCTTTCAAATGGTCAAAGTGTTGGAATTTATGGGATTGAGATACAAGGATTTATATGGGGGTTCTCGACAAGCGGAAATCAAACGCACGACCTTTTACAAAGAAGGAACCAGTGTCTTGGCTTATTATGTGATTAAAACTGTTTTATTGAATGATTACCAGGATTTTATTGTATGGTGCGACAAACATCATTTTTCTCTCTTGGATTTCAAAAAAACAGTGAATCATCAAAGGGCATTTTGTCAATACATTGAAGATCATTACAAGACTGGGACAATGTTGAAAAACGATGATTTGTTTGAAAAGGTATTTTCACAAATGCTTGTGAATAAAAAAAATACGTTTTTGAAGAATACGTTGCGTATGACCGTAATATCCAGTTTTTAGTCCACATCCACTTTTAAGAAAAGTGGAGCAAAAAATCTTTAGAAACGAATGTTGATTCACAATCAAAACAACATAGATTTTGCTCCACTTTTATTAAAAGTGGAAGTGGAAGTAAAATTGAAATATAAAGTAATTTGAATAATATCTTAATATTAAGTAAATAATAAAATGAATGAATTATATAATAAAAATGGTAATTTAATAAAAAATGTTTGGAAAAATATAGATAATCATAAATTGTATGCTGATTGGTTAGGTAAAGAATTAGGATATACAAAACCAGAAGATTGGTATAATATAAAACAAAAAGATATAAAAAATAATAAAGGTGGTGGATTATTACAATTATATAATGGTTCACCAATACAATTTTTAAGAGGGGTATATCCTGATTATGAATGGTTAGAATGGAAATTAGGTGTAGTTTCAAAAGACTTTTGGCAAGATAAAGAAAACCATAAATTATATGCGGATTGGTTAGGTAAAAAATTAGGATATACAAAACCAGAATATTGGTATAATATTACAAAAAATACAATCTATGATAATGATGGTTGTGGATTGATTAGTAATTATTATAATGATTCTCCAATACAATTTTTAAGAGGGGTATATCCCGATTATGAATGGTTAGAATGGAATTTTAAATCAACATCAAATGGATTTTGGCAAGATACAAAAAATCATAAATTGTATGCGGATTGGTTAGGTAAAGAATTAGGATATACTGAAGTAGAACATTGGTATAATATTACACAAAATATAATTAATGATAATTATGGTTGTGGATTATTAGGTTATTATAATGGTTCTCCAATACAATTTTTGAGAGAAATATATCCAGATTTTAAATGGTTAGAATGGAAATTTAAATCAACATTGAAATGTTTTTGGCAAGATAAAGAAAATCATAAATTATATGCGGATTGGTTAGGTAAAAAATTAGGATACACTGAATTAGAACATTGGTATAATATTACATGTGAAATAATAAGTGATAATGATGGTAATGGATTATTACAATTATATAATGGTTCTCCAATACAATTTTTAAGAGGGGTATATCCTGATTATGAATGGTTAGAATGGAAATTAGGTGTAGTTTCGAGAAATTTTTGGCAAGATAAAGAAAATCATAAATTATATGCGGATTGGTTAGGTAAAAAGTTAGGATACACTGAACCAGAACATTGGTATAATATTACACAAAAAATAATCAATAATAATAATGGTGGTGGATTGTTAGTAAGTTATTATAGTTCTTATATTGAAATACCCAAACTGGTATATCCAGAATATGAATGGGATAAAACAAAATTTTATATATATAAAACAGAAGCAAAATTATATAATTTATTAATAACTATCTATCCTACAACTATAAGACAATTTAAACAAGACTGGTGTAAAAAAATAAATCATCTTCCGTTTGATTTTTGTATTCCAGAATATAAAATAATTATTGAACTAGATGGACGACAACATTTTCAACAAGTTTCAAATTGGTCATCCCCAGAAGAACAATTTGAAAACGATACCTACAAAGAAAAATGTGCAAACGATAATAACTATTCAGTTATTCGATTATTACAAGAAGATGTATTTGATGACACTTATGATTGGTTTAAAAAATTATGTGATGCAATTGAAGAAATCAAAAATGGGGATGAAGTTGCAAATATATATTTATGTAATAATGGAGAATATCATCGATTTTAATTTGATTTGATATGAAATTCATCTTTTATTATTTTTATTTTTATCTACCTACCTATTATAAATTAAATAAGGGTATTTATTTGTCTTTTTTTATGGATGAATATAAATAATAAATATTTAAATTTTCATCAAAATGAGGAAACTTACATTTATAAGTTAGTTTAAATAAAGGTGTTATTTTGTTATCTATATTTTCTTTGATATCTTTATTTAAATGATTGAAGAATCCTTTTTCTTGTAAATAATGTGGACCTAACCCATTTGCATGTAATTTAGGAACATTATTCCAGATTTCTTTAAATTTAGTATCTTTATTATAACAATTTTCAAATAAATAGTGAAACCAAAAATAAGTATGTGGTTTTTTGTTTATTTTTATATATTGTAAAGTTTGATTAAACCATAAATCAATAATATAATTTTCTTTTTCGGCATATATAAACCAAGTACTTAATAATCGATCTGGGGTTGGTTTATTAAAAGCAAAGAAACCTTCTTTAATAAAACTTAATAACCAATTATCGAGTGGTTTGTTACAAAATGTTGTTGCGTCAACCCATAATCCTCCATATTTTTTTAATAATAAAATACGAATAATATCTGATAAGGCAGTATAATCATATATTAAAGATTTATCTATAAATTCTTCAAATTCTATATAATTATTTAAATTTTTATTATCAATTAAAATAATCTTCCATGAGGGATTGTAATATTCCCATGAATTAATACATTGATTAACAACATCTGGAGGGTTATCAAAACCTTGTAACCACAATATATATATTATTTTTTTCATTATGTATATAATATAATGAAAAAAATAATAATATGCTGGTATGGTTCATTCAGTAATAATGGAACAATCGGAGATTTACTTGCTGTTGAAACATTAACAAATTATTTATCCAAATTTTATCTATTTGATCATTTAACTTATTGTAGTAATTTTAAAAATATTAAAGGAACAAATGTTTATCAAAATTGCGACTATAAATCATATGATGTATTCATATTTTGTTGTGGTCCAATAATGAAAAGTCATTCTGAATTTAATAAATTAATAAATAAATTTAATCATTGTTATAAAATAGGAATAAGTGTAAGTTTATTTGATAAAAATCATTTTAATTATTTAAATCCATTTGATTATGTTATTTCTAGAGAAGGTAGCGAAAATATGTATGAGGACTTGGCCATATTATCAACAAATAAAATAGATTCTTTAGACCTTTGCAATGCAGTTAAAATATGCGAAGGTGTAATACCAAGCATCGCAAATAAACAATTTAAAATTGGTTTAGTATTAAGAGGAAAACAATATGAATATGGAGAAAAGAATTGTCTTATTGAAGAAGTAAATTATTTGGTAAATGAAATTAAAAAAAAATACTCAAATGTTGTATTCATAGATAATCATCTATTTACATCTAATATGTCTGCAGATGAAATTTTAAATGAATATTTAAAATGCGATTTCATTATTACAACAAGGTTCCATGGTTGTATAATTGCAATTGGAAATAACATTCCATTTATAGGTATCGATCAAATTCTAAATGGAGCAAAATTACAAAATTTAATATCAAAAGATGATTACGAATATATTTTTAATATAAGAGAATTAAATATAGAAATTATTAGTAAAAAAATCGAAGAAGTTTTAAATAATAAAACAATATACAATGAAAAATTGCTATGTGTAAAAAATAATAAAATAAATAATGCAACTTATAGTTTGAATTTATTAAATGATAAATTAGAGGAAATTTTATATTACACCATCCCGAAAGAAAAATGAGACAAACTCATTTTCCTTTTCGGACAAGTCGCCGACAGAAAGAAATTCTGGGGACGCAAAGCGTCCCAATTTTCTTTCTGTTCGGTGTAATTTTTACATTTTTTGCTTGGATTTTTGCTCCACTTTTTTCTTTACTTCGTTATAAAAAAGTGGAAGGAAAATTGAATCCATTATCCTAGTTCATTGACCATTAAACCAACGTAAAAAACATAAAAATATATGGGAATCAAGCATTTAAATAAATTTCTAAAAAAAGAATGTAACGAATCCATTAAACTTCTTCCTTTGAAATCGCTTTCCGGAAAAACCATTGTGATTGATACAAGTATTTATTTATATAAATTCTTGGTGGATGGCGAAGAATCCCTTGTTGAAAATCTATTAACCATGTTGAATCTCTTTCGGTTTTATAAAATAACGCCTCTTTTCATTTTTGACGGAGAAACACCTGCTGAAAAAAAGGCACTACTAGAGAAAAGAAAAGAAGAAAAGAAAACGGCCGAAAGACAGTATCATTTACTGAAAGACACGATGGATGAAAATGTAGAAACACAGAAACAAATGATTCAATTGAAGAAACGGTTTGTTTATATTAAACGCGAACAGATTGAACTGGTGAAAAAGTTATTTGATGCGTATGGAGTGAATTATGCGGTTGCTCAAGGAGAAGCAGATGAAATGTGTGCCTATTTGGTATTAAAAGGAACGGCATGGGCTTGTTTGAGTGAAGATATGGATATGTTTGTCTATGGTGTTCCTCGAATATTGCGGTATTTAAGTATGATCAATCATAATGTTGTTCTTTATGATTTACCGAAGATATTGATTCAATTGAAGATGGATGAAAATGAATTGCGTGAAATATGCGTTTTGTCTGGAACCGATTACGATATGGAGAATTCTTACACTTTGTATCAAGTGTTGGATTTGTTTAAAAAATATAAATTGTATCTTACTTTAGGGATTGAAAATCAAGAAAATACTTTTTATGAATGGTTAGTAAAAAATACGAATGGAATGAATGATTTAATGAAAGAAAAACTTTTGGAAATTAAAAAACGGTTTGAAATTGGTGGATCTGTCTATTTATCAGACTTGAAACAAAAAAATAAAGTGATGTTTAAAGAAAAATTAGAGTTTTTGTTGCGTAATAATGGCGGGTTTTTGTTTTAATTATAAATTTTCATAAATTTATGTGAAAATATGATTCTTGAAAAAAGGATTTAACTATTTTTTATTTTATTTTATATAAAATAAAATAAAAATGACTCTTGATTTGAAAAACAAACAATATGACCGCGAAACCTTGAAAAACCATATTTATGAAATGAATTTATGGGATATTTTAAAAACCCAAAAAATCGATGTTACTTTTGCAGTTCGATATATTTTAAATCCGAATTATCAATTGACGGATTCGGAGCAATGTATTACTGAAAAAGATGTGCTTTTTTTTCAACCGCATATCAATAAACGTATTTTATCGAAAGAAATATTATTATATGACGCGGATGATGATAGTATAGCCGATTTTGATTCATATTCCACTTTTGAATCCACTTTTGAAAAAGTGGAGCAAAACATACCATTGCAAATCCACTTTCGAAAAAGTGGAGCAAAACACACCATTGCAAATCCACTTTTGAAAAAGTCGTAAGCGAATCGGAGAGCAAAAACATTTATATTATATAAAGTAAAACTGTATATAATATTTTTATGATTTTTTATATATTTTTAGTTTTTATTATTTTTTATATTTTTAGTTTTTAGTTTTTATGATTTTTTATATATTTTTTATGATTTTTTATAGTTTTTATCAAGAAATTTTCTCAAGGGGTTTTGCTCCACTTTTCCCAAAAGTGGAAGTTAAACAGAAGTTACAACAACTTCAGGCTTTACGGTCTTGGTAAAGTGAGGACTCATGTATCTTTGTAAGTTAAAGTAGGTAAGTTCATCCTTATCAGTTAACTTTAAAAGGGAAGCAAGTTTGTTATCAGGATTGATTTTACGACCATTGGCCTTATCTTGAAGATTGTGACTTCTAATGTAAGTATTGATGTCACGGGTCACTTCAGTACGAGCCATTTCAGAACCAGTTGGCTTATCTAAGAATTTGGCTAATTCATCACTAATACGTGTTGGTTTGACAAATCCAGAAGGAGCACGGGTTCCACTTCTCTTGGCGCGCTTAGAACTTTTTTTTTGGTTGATTTTGATTTCACGTTGAAATTTCTTTTCTAAGGTACGGAAATCAGCCTTTAAGGAAGAAATAAGTGAGTTGGCTTGTTGAAGTTTGGCGAAAAATTCAATAGAAAGTTCGTTTAAGGCAGAGTCAGCGGTTTCGTCAACAGGAGCAACTACGACGTTCTCACCATCAACGGCGGCAGCAACAACAGGTTCAACAACTTCGGACTTTGGAGCCTTGACTTTCTTTACCTTTTCTTTGACTTCTTTTGATTCAACAACAACAGGTGCAGCAGCATCGACAGCAACAGGAGCAACTACCTTTTTAGTCGCTTTTTGTTTTGGGGCAACGGATTCAGTTTGAGCAAGAGGAGTTTCAACAGTGGTTTTGGTTTGTTTTGGCATCTTTCTTATTATAATATACCTAAATAAATACTTTTTAAGTACTTTAACGCAATTAAATATATATTTGAAATGTAATATGTAGTGAATCTTTTTCCTAAATAATATTTCTAAAGAAACCAACGAATTTTTATAAAAATGGTAAATTTTTATAAAAAATGAATTATTTTATCGACTATTTATATAAAATGAAAACTACTAAAAAAAACGGTTTAAGAAAAACAAAAACACGTAAAGTGTCCATTTCTACCAAATCAAAATCCGATTTTGAAAAAGAAATTACTAAAGTATTTTTGGAAATGATTCTTATGATTAAATTATGGCATTGGAAGACTCATAGTTATGCCACTCATAAAGCAACCGATGATTTATATAGTAATTTGAATAAGAGTATGGATACATTCATTGAAGTCCTTCTTGGAAAAACCAATGTTCGAATTGATTTGACTAAACAAAAAAGTTTACCATTGTTCGACTTTACAAATGTTAATGCGTTCAAAAATAAAATTGATTGGTTTAAAAGTTATTTAGTTGCTTTGGATACCAATCCCTTTATGAAAAAAATGTCGAATAGTGATTTGTACAATATTCGTGACGAGATACTAGCCAATTTAAATCAGTTTTTATATTTATTGACGTTTACACGTTGAAGATTTTACACCCTTGAAGATTTAAAATGGGACAAAATCCCATAAAAATTAACAAGGTTTGCCTATTTCAAGGCGTGTAAATTTTGATTTTGGTAGTTCGTCTAAACTACCTGAAGAGTTCTTGCTTCTTGATAAATAATGTGGTCTTACTTTATTATTTATCGCATTATAAGCAATTCTGTAGATATTTGTGGCTCCATTCACATCTCTATTCCAATAACCGCACCCGTTCTTACAACGAATTAGTCCGTGGATTAAGACATTACCAGTTCTATATGGTTTGGGATTTTCTCTAACCATTGTTTTCTTACAAATACCTATTTCACATTTGGAACACATACAACTCGTTCTAAATTCATCAACTAAATAAGTTTGAAATCCTGCTTTTCTAAATAAGGTTCTCATTCCTTTACCTTTGGTTGCTTCTTTGTATTTTATATGTTGTTTTTGTTCGTAATCACCAAAGCATATAACTACTTCTTTTTCATCGCCAAATATTTTCTTAAATTGATTCATCATTTTTTGTTCGCTTTTCTTTATATTTCTATAACTTTGTAATCGCAATTTTCTAAAAATATATTTTTCATAAAAGGTAAATAACATACCATTTATTTCACTCTTATTTTGAATATATTCTTTGAATTTTTGTATGTTGAGTGATTTGCGATTTAGTTTGGATAATTCTGTTTCCCAATCTATAATTGTTTTACCATTTATTTTTTCTTGTTTCAATTCTAATTGTATTTTGGAATATTTCTTTTTCTTTGTTTCTTTTCTTCTTTGGTCTTGGGAATAACGGAATATACTTGCTTCTTTATTATCATTATCTACACAATAAATTAAATCACATTTTCCAGGGTCAATTCCAACAATTTTTTTATTTTGTAGTTGTGAATAATCTTTCAATTCATCAATATATTCTTCATTATTTATTCCTTTTTTCATCATTGGTAGTTTCTTTCCTATCAAATCTTTACGCAATAATAATAAGGAACAACTAACCCCATCTGTTTCTATCATATGATGAAATTCATATTGATTTTTATGAAAACATTTGCGTTCTGTTCTAAAAAAGAATTCCCATATTTTATTTTCTTTTCTTTTCAAGTTTCCTTTTGTTAAATAATCACTTTTATTACCTTGTTTTTTAGTCATTAACAGATGAACCAAAGTAGTTGTATCTAATCGTATGTGTTTTGGTATAATTTCATTACGCATAGGGAATACATTACAAATCGTTTGTTCTTCTTTTTCAACTTGTTTCATCATAAAAATCATACAACCAAAATAATCAAAAGGACTACACATTAGGTCATAAACAATATTATTCTTTTTATAGGTAATTTTATTCGGTGTTATTTTTTGTTTTTGTTGATTAATCCATTGATGATACATTGTATGAGATTTATAGTTTGTATTTTCAATATTTAGTAAATCTGTTTTTATTTTGCGTAATTGGCTACATAATTGATTTACTCGTTGTTCTTTTTCCTTTTGAGTAATGTTTAGTTTTCTTATCTTATTTATAATAAATTTCTTTTTCCAAACTACATTTACATAGCGTTCCACATATTCCACATAATGAAATTTAATGTTATTCTCATACATTGTAAGAATATCAATCGTTAAATAATCTAAAATCGTATTCATATGCGTATAATCCAAATTTTCATTTTGAATAAGTGGTTCAAAGTCTGTTTTGTAAAAGGCAGTCAGTTTTTCTTTGAGTTCTTTTATTTCTTTCTTGGGTGGTCGTCCTGATGCTTTTTCATTACATAGAATTTTCATACAGGAATTAATGAATTCATCATTTATAGTAGGTAATTGTTTATGCTTATCATAATAGTCTAATAAAAATAATTTCATAAACATTAAAGTTTGTATAACTATTTTATTACACTTAATAACCGCATTTGTAATTTTGGGTAAATTTATATCAGGGTGTTTCAAGACACTTTTTAAGGAAATTTTAATTCCTTTGAAAAAGTCGGGTGGTTTTTCTTTGACCGACATTCTATAATATTACTAAACATTTTTATTTTAAGTCATTTTATGCTAAATTAATATTTTATAAAATTGATTGAAATTAATCCACTTAAAAATATTCAACGATATTACTAAAGCAAATAAATGCCGAACTTTTGTATATTAAATGATAAATTGATAACACCTGAAGACATTTATAAATTCAATATAGACAAAAATAGTGAATTTATATGTTATAATTGTGATAACAGATTACATTTCAGGCAATCAAGAAATGGTGATAAAGATTACACAGAACATTTTTATCATCAAAATACAGTAAAAGATACTCATATTGATTGTGAAATTAATACATATGAAAAAATTAAAAAAAGTATTAGTGAATTTCATAACAAATTTTCAAATTTTATCAAATTACCTAATAGAGAATTCGTAAGGAGAAATAATAATGTTAAACATATTGTTGATGGGTATGATTTTGAAAATAATATGGGAATAGAATTTCAAAATTCAAAAATTACACCTGAAGATATTATTAGTAGAGATAATACAAGTGAATTAGATTGGATATTTAATGTTGAAAATCAATATATTAGAAAGATTGAGATTGGTAAATTTATTATTTGTGAAATTCCACATGATAATTGGGAGAAAGCAGTAAAAGTAGTAAAAGATAATGTATTCTTATTTACAGGTAAAAAAGAATGGATATGGTTAGTTGATAGAGAATCTTATAGAATAGAAATAGAAGGTAGAAAAAGGAATGTTTGGATAGGTGAAATATGTTCTTTTCAAGATGTTTTGATTAATACTTGCTTACATAATATTATAACTGATGAAGGAAAAATATATTTTAATTCAAATATAGATGAAATAGAAGTTGTAAAAAATATTTACGCACGATGTAAAAATTCAATGTTTTTATTAGATGATATACATAGAAATTATGTTAATAATCACAACTTTTTACATAATAATATACTTGCTATAAAATCTGTTGCTGGTAGTGGAAAAACTACTACATTATTGAATTTATCAAAAATTCATAATGATAAAAAAATCTTATATATAGCATTCAATAAGAGTCTAATAAAAGAAATCAAGGAAAAAATTACAAAACAAAAAATCACAAATTTATTTGCTTATACATTTGATGCTTTACTATACAAATTGTATGTATCTATAAAAGGTGTTGAGCCTGAAATGAATGAATTGCGACCACAGTTTATAGGTAAAATAATACCATTTTTAGAAGATAAAGATTTCAAAATGAAAGAATATTATTGTAATAATTTTATTAAATTTTTGAATGATGCTGATAATAATGATATTCGTTCATTTGCTATAAAAAAATTAGGTTCAAAAAAACCATTATTAGAAGGTTTATGGGATAAAGTATTACAAAATAAATTAATTACATTTGAAACTATAAGAAAACAAGCCTACATAAACAGATGGTTCAAAAATTATATTGATAAAAATTATGATATGGTAATGATAGATGAAACACAAGATTTTGATATGATAATGTTGAAAATGCTACTTAACGATACAACAATCCCAAAAATATTTGTAGGAGACCCAAAACAATCCATTTATCAATTTCGTGGTTGTATAAATGCTTTCAATTATTTACCGAACGAATCATTAGTGATTGAGTTTTATTCAACATTTAGAACAGGTAATCCTGCGTGTGATACTATTAGATCAAAATTTAAGGATTGCTGGATAATTTCAAAAAGTAAAAATGATACAAATTTTGTTGAATCATTTGAAGAAAATGAAAAGTATGTTTATTTGTTTAGAAGTTGGAGAGTGTTATTAGAAACGGCAGAAAAGACAAAAAATATATGGATTTATAATTTTGAAAGTAAAATGAATGATATTAGAAAATTACACAGAAAACTATCCTATTGTAAAAATGACTCTATTGATGAAGAAAAGTTTGAAGATGATTTACCGAAATTTTTAACATCAATCAATAGTTATCAATTAGAAAAATTATTAGAAAATATACAAAATAATAGTGTAAGTTATAACGATGCTATATGTAAATTATACACAGTTCATTCTTATAAAGGTATGGAAGATGATAATATAAGAATGGCGAATGATATTGATATAAATAATGATGGTGATTCAACAACAGAAGAAAATCTATATTATGTTGCTATAACACGAGGTATGAAAAAAATCATTATAGATGAGGCATAAAAGTGTATTGATAAGTTCTTATCTCTTTATTATTTTCTGTAATACGAAACGCTTTACTTTCTAAACGATATTTTTCTTTCGTTAATTGCTTTATAATAGATAACCAAGGTCTTTTTCTTTTTTCAGGTTCTCCTACTGCTTTCATATTGTTAAACGAAAACCATTTTCTTATTTCAGGTATTAATTCCATTATTTTTTCTTGTATTTCTTTATTGTTATCAAATTCATAAAGCGTATAGGTATTTTTATTTTCTAAATCTAATATTTTACAAATCTTATCTATGATTTCATCTTGTTCTTTTTTATATAATTCACTTTTTAATCGCATCACAAATATACTTAAAATAACAAATAAATTTTAAGTATATTATTTATAATTTTTTAATTTACGCCTTCTTGTAGATGGGATTCTTTTCAATTCCAACCCTTCTTTCAAGTTATATGCGTATTCGAAATAATTTCTATAATTTTCAGGTTTTACCTTTTCTATTGCCTTATTTACATTCTTTTCTAAATTTTCATAATTTTCTACATTTCTATCTTTTTTCAGTGTATTTTTAATTTGGTTGAAATAGGCTTCTATCGGTAAATTACTACGAGGAGTATAAGGAACCGCAAACAAATATTGGTTTCCACTTTTGATAATCGCATTTTTTATCAGTTCGTTATTATGACTTCCAGCATTATCTAAAATAATCAAATGGTCTTTGTATTTAGAAAAAATATTTTTTTCTAAAAATTCTAATAATCTTTCTTTCGTCATACCCCCTTTTTCATACATTTCTTTACCAACACATTTGGAATTATTAATCGCTACCAATAAAGTAAATTTACGGAAAACAAATTGATTAGAAGTTTTGATTATACAACGCTTACCTAAATTACATCTACTATAAGTGGGTTTCAAAGCAGAACCTACACTTGTTTCATCTAAACAAATAATTTTATTAATTGGAAATTTACGAACCTCTGTAAAAAATTTATTCATTTCTTTTGCCTTTTCTATGGGTTTCTTGTATCTTTCTTTTGGGAAATGTTCGTGTCTTGTTCGCTTTCTTGTTTTATTGTTGTCTCTAACCACTTGTCCTAAATGTTGAGGTGTAATATCAAAAGAAGGATAATGTTTTTTCATATCTAAAACCAATTCATTCATTGTTAATTGTTCGTTATTTTTAAGTAAATCTAAAGCAGTATTCACTTGTGGTTTAGTAATTTTATAAGAAATAGGCTTTCTGTTTTTTCTTGTAAGGGTTTTAGAGGTTTCATATCGTTTTACCCATCGTTGTAATGAGGATTTTCTACAATCAAATATCTTACAAGTTTTTCTAATGTTATCATCATTTTTCAAATAATATTTAACTGCTGAAATTTTATAATCTTCTGTCTTTTGTTTCATATATAATTTTAACAAAATAACTCAAATCTTGTCCCATTTTAAATCTTCATCGGTGTAAAATCTGTAAACCAGTGATACTTTAATTCTTCAAAGGTATAAATAAAATTTTAGATATTTGTAAAAAATCAATAATAAATTATTTTATTATTATTATTATATATAGTAAAAATGTCGTGGACTCAACAAACTGGTTCTGGTTCTAGAAATTGGCAATGTATCGCAAGTAGTGCCGATGGTACAAAATTAGTAGCAGTTGTTTATTATTATGGAGGTTACATTTATACTTCAGGAGATAGTGGGGTAACTTGGACTGAACAAACAAGTGCCGGTTCTCGAGCATGGTTTTCAGTCGCAAGTAGTGCCGATGGAACCAAATTAGTGGCGGTTGTAAATGATGGTTTTATCTATACTTCAGGAGATAGTGGGGTAACTTGGACTCAACAACCAGGTTCAGGTTCTCGATTTTGGTATTCGGTTGCAAGTAGTGCCGATGGAACCAAATTAGTAGCGGTTGTTCAAGGTGGTTACATTTATACTTCAGGAGATAGTGGGGTAACTTGGACTCAACAAACAGGTTCAGGTTCTCGAGGCTGGTGGTCGGTAGCAAGTAGTGCCGATGGAACAAAATTAGCAGCAATTGAATACCTTGTTTTTATTCCTTTGAGTTTTTTATATACTTCTGTTGATAGTGGGTTAACATGGACGCAACAAAATAATGCGAATTCTACAAATTGGGTTTCAATTGCAAGTAGTGCCGATGGTACAAAATTAGTCGCTGTTAATAAAGGTGAGTATATCTATACTTCGACCGATAGTGGTGCAAATTGGACAGCAAGAATGACTGATACTAATAGAAATTGGCAATACGTGGCAAGTAATTCCGATGGAACAAAATTAGCAGCGGTTGTTCAAAATGGTTCTATCTATATTTCCACCGATAATGGTATAAATTGGACCGAACAAACAAGTGCTGGTACTAGAAATTGGTTCTCGATAGCAAGTAATGCCGATGGAAGAAAATTAGCAGCGGTTGTTCAAAATGGTTATATCTCTACTTATTATGACCCTGCTCCTTTACCTTGTTTCAAAGAAGGTACCCAAATTTTAACGGACCAAGGGTACAAGGCCATTGAAAATTTAGGAAAAGGTGATTTGGTAAAGACTTTGAAACACGGATTTCTACCGGTTGAAATCCTTGGCAAAAGTCAAATGGTACACCAAGCATCCAAGGAACGTGTGAAAGATCAATTATATCAATGTGATAAAGAGAATTATCCAGATGTCTTACAGCCTCTTGTCATTACCGGTTGCCATTCCATTTTGGCAGACTGGCTATGTCAAGAACAATTTGACAAAATAATGGAAGATTTTGGACGTATTTATGAAACCGATAGTAAACCACGTCTATGTGCGTATATCGATGAAAAAGCGTCTGTCTATGAAGTTCCAGGTACTTATACCATTTATCACTTGGCTTTGGAAAATGACGATTATTATGGTAATTATGGGATTTATGCCAACGGACTTTTGGTAGAATCCTGTTCCAAGCGTTATTTATTGGAACATTCAAATATGGAATTGATTGAATAAAATCACAACTTATTGTCTACTTGAAATGTCTAAAATTCTAAGAATAATAGTAGGGGGACAGAAGTCCCACCTTCCGTCCGTCCGTCCCGTAGGGAGGGAGGGAGGGAGACCCCCACATTGCATTTTTGGCGCGGGCTGTACAACCATCTCTAAAATAATATTATGCTTTGCTAAGCATTTCAAAATAATATTATTTTCTTAGTAGGGGGACGGAAGTCCCCCCTACGACCCCCACATTGCATTTTTGGCGCGCGAGTATTTACAAAGTAGTAGACAATGATATTCTGCTTTGCGAAATATGATTGTATAAATTGTTGTAGAGCCAGCGCCGAGTTAATTAGATAAAAAGCCATTACCCTTAACATTGAGGGGTTATACCGTAGGCAAGGGGGACTTCCGTCCCCCTACGACATGGACTGATAAAGCCAAGGAAGTGCCATTGCCGCTTCATGATTTACAATCGTCAACGCCCCTAAAATATAATAAGCACCTAACGCTCTACTATCTCGATCAATCCCACTCGTCACCAATTTTGCAATCACCTTTAAAATATTTTTTTTTAATGTAATAAGTGTCGATTCGATTTGTAATAAATGGATATGAATATTCATTAAAAATGTCCCATTTGGAGGTAAAATATTCCGTTTTACTTCCTCCGTTAACTGTGCACGATAATCCCAAATATCGACTACTTCGCGAATAAATTTGATCAATTGATGACGATTTAAGGTGAGAAACCATTTGGGGTCACTATAATTACCAAGTTCATCAATTTTTTGAAAAAGAGATAAACAATCCAATTCCAGCAATTTTTCATCGCTTACTAGAGGCGTTTCATCTTCAATGCTTAATTGAATCGGCAATTTTAAGATGCTACTGAATCGAATAATCATTTTTATTTTATGAATCACTTCCAAGGAGATTTTATTCCGATTGTATGGATTCGTGATTTGATTTTCACTTTTTAATATTAAGTTTTCACTTTTTAATATCAAGTTGTGGAGAGAAGAAAGTTCGAATCCGTAAATAAATCCATCCGTATCTTTGTAACTGAAAAAATTGTAATAAGGGATTTGCTTTAATTCTTCCATCGTGATAAAATCCGTCTCGTTGGTACAAACATTTCTTTTAAACAATCCAGGACCATGATAAGCATTGTATTTTCTTTGAAGTAGTCCACGAAATCTTTTTTGGATTTTAATCAGGTAACTCGAGAGAAATAAGTGGATAAAAACGCGTTTAATAATTTCTTTTTTATTTCCGCCAATTTTCAACTTGTAATGCTTTGCAAATTGTTTTAATTGTTGTGTGTTGTAATTATATTCCACTAAAATGGTATAATTATGGATGGTTGGTGTAGTAACGTCTTCGTCTTTTATTTTGGCCGGATTTTTTACGTAAGGAATATGTTTCTCTCCTTTTAAATAAAGTCCTTCTATATATTCCTCCATCAAGGTTTCGTTTTCTTTGTAATTCATTTCTTTGTTCTTGTTATTATTATTCTTTTTCTTTTTATTTATATTTGTCAAATTTTGGTCTACGATGTGATTCATACTATATGAATATAATAAATTTTTTTTAAATCCTTTCGTGGGGGGACATATGTCCCCCCTACATCCCCCTCCTTGCTTTTTTTGTTTGGTGTATTGGCGCGCGAGTTCTACAAAGAAAATAACAATCATATTACGCTTTGCAAAATATCATTGTAGAGATCGTTGTAGAGCCCGCGCCAAGTGATTTAAGATTCAACAAAATAATAAGCAATCAGGGGGTTGTAGGGGGGACGTATGTCCCCCTACTAAAAAATTGAAATACTTTTTTAATTTATTTTTATCAGCATTAAACAAGTAAAAATATCGTAAGAATAAAAGCATAGTTTTGAATAGAAATGACCTCCTTTCTCTCATTCACCAAAGTCGAAGAATCAATGGAAGATCTAAAGGTAAATGATTTGGAAAAATATGTAAGATTAAAATTGGGACAAAAAGTATTTCCAACACCATCTGTCAAGCAATGTCTTGTAAAACGAAAGGAAGGAGAAGAACAAAATCCTTATTGTCAATGTAAAAATTGTACGTACAATAAATGGTATTATACATGGGAATACGAAGGGCATTTAAGACTGGATTTTGATGCTGGTCAATTTACAAAAAGCAATTTCAAAATACTTCAATTGTTTGACGATTTGTTTCAAGAGGTCAAAGTGGTGATTCATACACACAAAAATTCAGTCCAAGCCTATTTTGTTCATTTGGAGGATTATCAAAAATACGATTACTGGGAAGAAGGATATGTACATATGAAGATTCTTGGAATGATACCTTATATTGAAAGTATGGATTTAACCGATTTAACGACGGTAGAAATCATGAAGACCGTCATTGAACGAGTTGAAAAAATAAAGCAACATTGTTTATGTCCTACGATTTGTGGATATCAGTTATCTCCTTTATGTGACAATTGT